CTCCTTTGCTGTCTGCTTGATAGTAGATGTGTAGGCTTTGAGAACGGTAGGATTACTTCCTTTGAGGTCGTTCTCCAATGCCTTAAATTGCGACTGATACTGCTTTGCCGTAGCCTTTACACTACCCATATACTTCGACACGTTCACCGAGAATGGAACCTGCGCAAAATAGACAACACCTGCGTAAACAAATTGTGCGACCGCATAGCCTGATGTTGCAGAAACCTGTCCTTGATTTACCCCTTCAACAATTACATCGTTCTTTGCAATATTACTGCCTGATACAGATACTTCGATATATCCATCCTTCTGTGTTGCACCACATTTGCAATTTACGCACAAATCATCCCTTGAGTTAATATTGCTGCATTCATTAGAGATATTCAGGTTACCCTTCATTATCTTTACCTTCGCAACCTTTGATATGCTAACAGGTACAATTCCATTGTCATCTGTGTCAAAAACGAGCGGAGCATCTTCTACAAGGATAGAGATAGCATCCTCTCCGTCTGTTCCTTTTGCTCCATCTTCTCCTTTATCGCCCTGTGGTCCCTGTGCGCCCGTTTCACCCTGCGCACCAGTTTCTCCTTTAGGTCCCTGTGGTCCTTCGTCACCTCTATCTCCCTTTTCGCCTTTGTCACCTTTGTCGCCTTTCTCTCCCGACAGCACCTTCTGCCAGTCGCTGCTTGCGTCCGAAGGCTCTTGACTTGTTCCGTTCTCATTGATACAAGTCCACAGAGCGTTGTTATGGTTCACTTGGTCGTAGTAGTCATAGCTTCCTGCCTTCCACTCGCCTCTGTAGTTCACCATGTGCATGGTGTCCCCAGTCGAAGATACCCACTCAAAGATACTGCTATTAAGCCTTATCTTGTCAGGTGAAAGCTCGAATACCTCCTTGCCATCGTGTGTATATCTGTCTACACCCTTGAAGCCTACGATGCGAGGTGTGTTTTCGCCAGTACTCTCCAGTATCAGCACACCTTTTCTGCTGTAGTCATCTACAATTTGTCCTCCAACATAAACAGCTCTGTGTCCGTCAAGCACAATAGTGTCTCCTGCTTCAGGAATACCACCTATCTCTGCCGTTGCAAACTCCTCAGTCATCGAGTCTAATGACAAAGAGTGCTTGCCGATTACTATCCACGAGAACATCTGCCCGCCATACAGCTCGTTGCCATATCCGTCATATATCTTCTCGTTCACACTCGATACGCCGTGCTCAGGGATTGTTCGCCAGTAGCTCTTGTTGCTTGCGTTCGTGGTTCCAGTAGCCAGCGTTCCGATGGTCTTGCACCTCACTTGGTCGCCCTCTCTCCACAGGTTCTCTGTAGCCGTAGTTCCATCGTCCGCCAAGAGATAACAGAGCCAGCCTTCACACTTATCTACTACAGAAGTCTCATGCCATTCGCTATCTTCATTATCCCATATTACAGGCACAACCTTCACTATCTTGCTTCCTGCGCCCGACAGATACACGTTTCCGCCTGCATACGATAGCTTTCTTACCTCCAGTTGGTTAAAGATAGCCTTTCCCCAAATAGTGAGGTTCGTAACGAAGGCGTGGTATTTTCCGTTTTCCTTCTTAACAGCGAAACCCTGCTCTGCTTCGTTGTCGTAGTCGATGGACTGTATTGACTCTAAGATTGCTTGTCCTAACTCGTCTATCAGCGAACCGCCTCTCCCGAAGTAAGCACCTTTATTCAGTTTCGCCAAGCCGTCACTCACAAGCCCTTTCATGAATGTGATTACTCCCTGCGCAACGTCGTCCTTTAGCTTCGACAGAAAGTTTTTTGAAGCTTCATTGATTGTCGAGTCGGTTATCTGTTTTGATGTCTCGCTACTTACCTTTCCGTTTCCTGCCTCAAGGGATGAAATCTGCTGCTTTATCTTAGCCATCGTTCCGACTTCTACGTCATTCCTCAGAGTTACTTCATAGGTTGGTATGCCTCCTTTGTTTTCTCTTATAACGAGCTGGTCGATGGTCACCTTGCCTCCTATGTGTAAGTCGTCATCATCAAACTCCATGATGTCGCCTGCCTTCAGCGTGTCGTGAAGACTCTTGATGGTTCCGGTTTTATCTTCTGTCGCTTGGTCGTTTTGTCTGGCCATAAACACTTCGTCCACCTTGGGCTGGTACACATACCTTGTGTAGTCGTTCTTGTCTATGTAGGCAATGGCATATTTCAGAAGCTTTAGTGACGCTGCGTTCACATAAGAGTCGGGTAGGGTGATACCTGTCAGTACAAAGTGATCTCCTTTTCTGATAGGATAGTCTTTGTATGGGAACCACAACTCCAAGGCATCGTCCTTTACTCTCTGTATGGTCAACCTCCATCTGCCGTTCTCTTTTACCGATGATGCTACCTTAAAGGTTCTTCCTCCACACATGCCATCCTTCATGGCGATAGAGAAATCACTGTCCTTCAGGTCGTTGATATCGAAGTCGATAGACGGATTCAGGTAGATGTCAACATTGTTTACGGTTTGTCCGTCTTCAAACCTTCCGTTGTCACCTGGTGCAACGCCCTCGTCAATCTCATCAACACGAACGCCACCGATAACCATTTCTTCGATTGTAGGGTATATCTCTACGATACCGTTGGTCTTGTCATCGTTATCAAAATATTGCGATGCGGAACGCAGACCAATCTGCTGTATGTTCACAGAGTCAATATAGGGCCTGTATGGATTGGTCGAAAAGATATGCTCCTTGCCCGTTGGGTTTACATATTCCTTATCTGCCTTACTCAGCGAGTTGTAGTAGTCGTTAAGTGAAACATGGGGGAATCCTGGCAACATCAGCCTGTTGATAGACATGTTGTTGGGAAGATTCTGCGCATACTCCTTCATTGACGATGGCACCGCCTTAGTATTCAGACCGCCAGTTATATACAACTTTCTGTTTCCTGCGTTTACCTGTGCGATAAACCTGTCAAGATTTTCTTTTGACGGCTCGTCTCCGTTGTCTTCCATGTTGTTCTTCACTTCCGAGTATAACATTACGGCCTGCCCGCTGCTCAAAGCTGTCACAACACAGGTGATGACCGTCTGAAAGTCAAACGTCACCTTCAGGACGTATCCGTACGTCTGTTCTTTACCAGTCCCGTCATTAGGTACGAAAACTCTTGGGATGGTGAAATAATTGTCAATGTACTCCATGTCGATATACACTGACAGATAGCTTGTTGCCGTGTTCACCTCTGTGATGTTACAGAAGTACTTTACGCCAAGGTCTGCGTAGTAGTGAGACGGGAGGTTCTTTTCAGACCCGTAAGCTCTTAACCTTGTCACGATTTGCTGTTCTGAGTCTGCATTTTGGATCAACTCACTCAACCCTTTTCCAAGCCCGTACTTGAAGATATTGTTTGCGAGCACGCCTGCCGTTCCAACGTACACGTTCCGACCTCTTACAATGAAGTTTACGTCCCACTCGCTGTTTACTAAGGCCAAGGCTTCCCAACAGGTCTTTCCGTCAACGGTGATAGACTTGGATTCGATAACATTGTTAGACGTTCCTTCTCCATAAACATTCTTCCAGTCCGCATCTGAACAGCCTCTCTGCAAAGACCTTTCCTTACTGCGTGAGTACACTTTCCACACACCCTTGCCGATCTGTTCGTCAAGGTTGGCTTGTATTCTGTCGAGCAAATCATCCAAAGTCTGTACGTAGAACGAAAACTTCGGCAGGGCTGTATAATGCAGTTCGTTGTCGTTCAGAACCACGTCGAGAAACTCCGATCTCGACAACTCATCCTGCAACGCATTGAACTTTACGCTTTCATACACGAAGCCTTCTCCGTATGTGTTGAGCCTTGCTTTTTTGTCTTTTCCTGGCTCATAGTTCAACTCGAAGCGCTCTCCTCTGTATATGATGTAGTCGCCTATCTTAAAGTTGATTGGAGCGTTGTTTTTGAAGTCAACGGTAAGGAAGCAGTCTCCCATCCATTTGTCTGAGTACTGCAATCCGTGAACGACAACCTCGTCATCGTTCACGTCTGTAAGCTTTGTTCCGTCCTTATGGTATATGTTCCATCTGCTCATGTCTGTATCGGGTTAAGTTTGTTATGTTTCCGTCCGCACCCATCACTGGCTTAATGTCTGTCACGGGGTCATTAAACTTAAAGGTAACACTCATAACCAATAAGTCTTCATTCTCTGGGTCTCTGTACAGCACAGGGTCTATGCTTTTCAGCCTCACGTGCTGCCTTCCAAGCTTATTGAAGTCGCAGTACATCTTCATCATACCTGTTGTTCGGAGATAATTCACAAAGCTCCTGCATTTCTCGTTTGCCCCATAAGCTTCTCCCTTAAACAGGAATTTTACCTTGTTTTCGTAAGCTGCCATATACAGGCCGTCTTTGCCTATATATTCATCGTCTCCGTGCTCGTCATACCAGCTCCTCTTTACGGGTTCTTTCACTGCGTCGCATGGTTTGAACGGGCTCTCGCTTACGTACATACCGAAATCGGTTATAGTGTCCATTACCTTGGCACCATCACCTTCTTTCTGCATATAAATTCTGAAATAATCTTTCATAACTCAAAATCAATTATTATGATGCAAATATACAATTAAATGTATAAATATACAAGTAAAATAAGAATATCAATGTATATTTATGCGATAAAGGGCGCGAATAACACTTCATCACGCCCTTAATCATTACATTATCTTACCTTGATAGACTTAACGCCGTTGATAACCATGTTGAAATTACTGCTATACTCCTCGAATACGCGCTCTATCCGCTCTGTAGCTTCAGCGTTTCTTAGGGTGTTGGCAGATATGAAGTTCAACTGTGTTAGTTGCGACTTGGCTATCTCGTTCGATTCTGACATACATTTCACTTGCTCCTCTCTTATTACTGACACATCAAGTCTGATGCTATTGAGGTAACTGGCAATCAGGTCTCCTGTCTCCTCCGTTATTCCTTTCACAGAATTTGTAAGAGAAGAACTGCTGTTGTCGCTCCATCCGTAGTACCGCTTGAGATAATCTCTTGATGCCTCTATCTGCTTTGTCACGTCAGCAAGGTCTTTGCCTATCTCGTTCATCTCTGTGTTGGTGTACTCGGACATTACTTTTCCCGTTGCTGTGTCAAGCTTCTTTTCCGTACCACCATTAGGGTCGCCATACTTCTTGGTCTTCTCTATCAGAGCTTTTATCTTCTCTCCATAAAGATTCTCTATCATGGATTTTAAGATAACATTCCTTAGATTTTCCTCGAAATGGTCCACAAGGTTATCCGATGTGTTCGACATCGTGGCCATTGCGTCACCCCAGGCGGAAACGAGGTCGGAATACTTGTTGCCTGTCAGCTTCTCAGTCAGTGCTTCTATCATGTCCTCCGACTTCTCACCGTACTCTATCAGTTTGTCAAGATAGGTCCTTGAGTCCTCATCAAGGTTGGCCCAAAGCTCCGCGTAGTCCTTCTTTATCTGCTGAAGCACCTTGTAGTCTATATCCAGAATATCAGTCATGTTGTCAAACTTCACGCCGTATCTCTTGGATATTTCAGGTGCAGCCTCCTTCCAACCTCGCTTCTCCCAGTCTCTCACCTTGATAGAGTGGCTTCCTGCCGAAGCACCAGAGTTAAAGTTCTTTAGCGCGATCACCTTCGTCTGTTTTATTTCAGACTCCAGCATCTCCTGGGCTTCCTTCGAGGCATTGGCGGCTTCTGTACCCCAATGGATATTCATATACTCAGTCTTCTTGGAGATGAGAGAATCCCAGATGGAGGTGAGGTTTTCGTACTCAGCTTTCGCCTTGTTGTAGCTGCTGTAGTCTGCACCGAACGCCTTGATGAGCGAGCCGCCAATGCTCAACGCTGCGGAAGCGGCTGCTGCGTATGGACCAGCACCTTTGAGGAACCCGAGACCCTTCATTTTGCCGAGGGTATCAAAAGCCCCGGCTGTACTTGCTGCCGAAGAGAATGCGCCTGATGCTCCACCTACAATTTGGCCAAGGATTGAATCCTCTTCGCCCATAGCCTTGAATAGATTGATTACCGGGTCAAGAACCGTGCTGAGCGCCTGCATCTTCGTCGCAAGTTCAGAACTGGCCTTAGACGAGTCTGCGTATGCTGACTGCTGATCATTCTTCAGGCTCGCCTTGGTTCTTACGCCGCCAGCGATTCCGAGTCTCGAAGCCTCCTCCTTGCTGACGAATATCTTCGCGGTATCATCCATGCCGCCAAGACGCTCATTTATGAACTTTCCGATAGCCTTACCGCGATTCACCCCTCCGAAGATGAAGCCGAACGGGTTTCTGCTAATTTGCTCATTTCTGAGCTTATCCAAAGCGTCCCTCAACTGTTTGATAGATTCTACAGACAAACCGGTAGTCATTGAGAACTGGTCAATCTTCTCAATCATTGAGTCGATTGTAGCGGAAGAAACCCTATCGAGGTCATCGAAGATAGCAACCCAATCAGATTCCTGCTTGAACTGTTCAAACTGGAGCTTTGCCAAATTCTCGTTGTGAGTCTTTGTGGCTCCGGCTTTTGCTCTATCCCTCATCTGTGGGTCTTCGATGCCCTTGATGAGTTCAAGCTGTCTCTCATATTTGCGGTTCTCGTCCTCAATCTGCTGAGCGATGGTAGCATTCTTCTCAATCAGGTTAGCCATCAGGTCGATGGTCTCCTTCTTGATCTTGTTGTTCTCATCTTCCAGTTTCTTGCGGATATCGTAAACACGAGTCTCCTCGCCATACTTATCCTTGACATTTTCAAGACTCATTCCCTTAACCTCGTCCGTAGTCAAGTTAAGGCCGGACTGAACGTTGTCGTGCTTTACCGCAATATCGAGCTGCTCCTCCAGGAACCTCTTGTATGTATCAAACTGGACAGTTCCTCCGAAAGCTATGTTTTCTGAACCCTTCTTGTTTCCTGTCAGCTCATATATCTTCTTGTATGTCTCATACTGCTCAGATATAGTATCAAGTTGCTTGTTGAGCACATTCAGCTCATCTCTTCGCTGGTCTTCAAGAAGCTTTCGGTTTTCAGTCTGAATACCGGCCTTCTCGTTTGCAGCGTAGTCCAATCTGTCCTTCGTTGACGCAGGGAGAGTCTTCAAGAGCTCCTTGATGGAAGTCTCGTAGTTGGTATAATCAGAGATAGGGAATCTCTTCTTGTCACCAAAGATAGCCTCAAACTCTCCGTCGTTGGCAAGTTGACCGAGAGCACCCTCACCGTAAAGTTCCTTGAACTTCTTGATTTCAGCGTACATTTTCTTATACAAGTCGATGCGCTTCCTCAAATCTTCAAGAGCCTTATCTGTCTGCGCGCCTGTTGATCTACGGCCACCGGTTTTCTTGTTTTTCTTCTTGTCGTCACCACTAAACCATTCGCCCCAGTTATCATGGTAAGCCTGCATCTTAAGTTCGTACTCCTTCTGCTTCTGTGTAAACTCATCGAGAGAAATATTGCCCAGCGCAAGCATCTTCTTTCTGGTGTTGAGTTCCTTTTTGGCAGCAGTAATGTCCGACTCAGCGTTGCTCTTTGCTTTATCGTAGTCGTCTCCAGCATCCTTTCCCCAACTCTTGACGTACTTGTTCTTCTCATGGTAGTCGTAACCACTACCCTTGAGATTCTTTTCGAGCTGCTGAGTGAGATCCGAGTCATCGTTCCTGAATACGAGATGAATGACCGCCTCGAATCTATCAGCCGCAAGCATTCGCTTCAATGCGTCTGATGCAAAAGGATATTCTTTCTGAACCTGAGCCGCAGCATCCTTCATCATGTTTGAAACCTGGACCTTCTCTGCATCTGTCAATTCCTGGTTGTTGCGAATCTTGTCACCAATCCAAGGAAACGAAGTGTTTACTGCGTTATCGAGAGCATCCTTGAATTTATTCTCGTAGAAGCCAGTCTCAACACCCATCGCATTAAGAACGTCAGCACGGAACTGATCAGAAACATCCTGGTTCCATCCCTGCTTTGCAAATAATGACGAAAGAATCTGGTTAGCCTTACCCTGCAACTCCGGGCTGTTGCTAATATCTCCAAGCTCATTAATGAGATAATTACGCATGGCTTTCACCTCATCCTTATACTTTTCCTCCCAGGAGTTGAAGCTAGCAAAGTCGGATTGGGTGGCATTAATCATATTCGCCTTTGCGGATGCCGAAGAGAACGCTTCTGCTATCTCCTTTGCAGAAGACAGTTTCTCGTCGAATCCCTTATAGGTATCCTCGTTAGAAAGAGATTTCTGAGTGCTCTCCTCAACCTGTTTGAGAAGGATGAGCTGTTCTTTGAGATACTTAAGTCTATCCTCATTCGATTTCTTTTCGAGAAGGCTCATTGTGAAAGCATCTTCCTTTTCAGGAGCAATCTCCTTCAGCTTTTCCTTATATGCGTCAATAAGGTTTTCTATCTCTTTCTCATCGCCGTCCTTAATGGCTTTATCCGCATCGTTATCGTGAAGGAACTCGCCAATCTTAGTGTATCTGTCTTTCAGTTCGTCAGCAGTAGTCTCCATGTCTTGCTTCAGCTGCTGATGCTTCTGCCAGTAGTATGCAAAGATTGCAGATCCGGCAGATATAGCTATTCCAGGAAGCCCACCAAGAAAACCGATGATAGAACTGAATCCGGATTTCAAGCCTCCGAGAAGCATACCTCCTGCGGCTCCCCATTTACTAGGGCTAGCCAATCCCTTCAGCACTCCACCAAGGGAGATTCTGTTCACCTGACCTTCCTGCTTGGTGAGAGCCATACCTTGCTTATACATCTCCTTGGTTATCTGGCCGGTAACATACAAGCGCCTGAGCTCAGCTTTTGTTATCGCATTTGCCTTTGCGAGTGCCTGGATATCCTGAATTCGAATCTGATTTTTATACTGAAGAATCTGTTTCTCTACAGGAGTTATTTTCTCGCCACGCAAGAGCTTAAGTTCTGCTTCTTTCGCAATATTCCCCTTTGAGTTCAGTATTCTCTTTCCAATGCCGCCTTCCAGGATCTTAACTCCACGCATAAGAGCCGGCCCGGCGAATGCAGCAACCATAGCAGGACCCAAGACGTGAATCTGCTGCACGAGATTGGTAACAACATCAAGTATGCCCTTGAAGGTTCCACCTATAACATTCTTACCGTTAGCAAAGTCGGCAAGCATGATTTCCCAGGCATCCTTCAATTTATTGTAGCGTCCGAGCAAAGTCTCACTCAGAACCTGCTGCATATTATAGAACTGACCACCTGCATCAGTCATCTGCCAGAAGATAGACTTCACATCATCAAAACTTACATCTCTGCTTGATATACGAGTTTTAATCTCTGATGTAGAGACATTTCGACCCTCTTGCTTAGAGTAGAACTCAGATAACTTTTCAAGCAGAGGAATACCTGCATAAGCAATCTGGCGGAGTTCCTTACCATCGAGCCAGCCACGAGCCTGAACCTGACCAAACGCCAATGCGATACGGTCAAAGCTAACACCAAGACCGGAAGACATATCCGCAAGCCTCTTGGTTGTGTCATAGAGCTGGTCGTACTCAACTCCATACGCAGCCAACTGCTTAACGTCTCGGTTCAATTCAGAGAACGTAAATGGCGAATTAAGAGCAAGTTCCTTAATCTGATTGAACATTGTATTCGCATTCTGCATATCGCCAAGGATTGACTGGAGAGCAATATGCTGCTTCTCCATCTCACCACCAGTAGTGATGATGCTCATAGCGAACTGCTGTGCGCCGAACACAAGACCTCCCTGCAAGAAAAGTGACTTCAAATCCTGCACGGTTGAATTCAACTTTCCTGCATGGCTATTAGCTTTCTCGAAGCCACGAACCAAATCAGACTGAACCTTTGCGCCCGTCTGAGCAATCTCCTGCTGGCGCTTCCGCTCAAGCTCAACGCCTCTTTGAACCTCTTGGTTTACTGCCTTCTGGTCTTGAAGAACCCTCGAAGCTAATGTGGTATCATGACCGCTTCCCATATTGCCAAGCGTACCGAGGCTGTTCTTCCAGTTCCCTGAATAAAGTTCTCCCCTGATATCTCTAAGGGTTCTCATTAAAGCAAGGAGTCTGTTAATTTCACCTTCTGCCTTGCTTACATCTGCCCCAATGGAGATACCTCTGCTGTATTCTGAACGAAGCTGGCGTACTTTATTGCCGAGAGAATCATATCGGCGCTCTGCATTCTTAATCTCCGCCTGACGCTGTTTCTCGGCCGCAATATCTTCACGCTTCGCCTTGACAGCGTCTCTTACGGCCTGAGCTTCCTGCTTCGCTGAAGACTTTTCGAGATTATAGTAATATTCAGACATTCTTTTCTGAATGTCGTCCTGTCTCTGCTTCTGAGGAGTCTGACCTATCAAGTCTTTGACATTTGCCTGGCTGACACGTAGAGTATCGTAAACGTTCTGAAGGGCTGTTATTGTACCCATCAGTTTCTCCGCTTCAGCATTGGCCTCCTTCAAGCCCTGCTGTCCGAAGGAGACTCCTTCCTTCGTACCGGTTCCGATTGCATTCTGATAAAGAGTAATATCTCCTCTAACCTTTCCAAGCCTCTCAAGCAATGTATCTATCTCTGCCTTGATATTCTTCAGACCCTGGTCGTTCTTGAAGAACGGAGATATGCCTGCCTTCTCTGCAATCTCACGCTTCTTCTCAACGAGAGCCATATACCTCTTTATATAATCAGATTGAGCCTTTAATTCCGCATCATTGTCTTTTGCACTCAACTTAGCTGCCGCGGCAAACTCCCTCTCTACTGCGATGGCCTTTCCTTTTTCTCGCCCGTATGCCTGGGTCGCAGCGGTTGCTTTTGTCATCTCTACAGCAACATCGGAAAGAAGGTTCTTCATCTGCGCAGCATCGGTGAGGATTGATTTGTTTCCGGATGCCGCCTGTAATCTGGCAAGTATCTTGTCAAGCTCGGTGATACTCCCACCAAGCATATTAGTATTGTAACCCTTCAAGGCACCCTCTGCCATGAGGTCTCGCATTTTGGCAAGCTTTTCAGTTACTCTTGATATATCAGCCTCAACCTTTGCTGCTCCGCCCGAAAAGGCAGATAAAGGGTTCTCCTTTTTGAACTGATCGGTAATCTGCTTTACATCACGGAACGTCATTTGGAGAACCTTAGCGTAGTCTTGCAAAACGTTTGCATAGTCTACGCCGCCACCTCCGCCGCCCTGTGCTTTATTCTGTAATCTATAAAGCTGATTATTGACATTCTCAAGCATCAACTCTGCTTCCTTAAGCTTCGAGGTATCGACATTTGGGTTAAGTGAACGCAATTCCGAAATCTTACTGCGTTCTATGTTGATTCTCTGTAGCATATCGAGATAGGAGAGGGCGTTTTTTACCGCCATCTGCAAATCTTTAGCTTCATCGCTCTTGTCGTTTTTTTTGAGTTTGGAAATCCTTCTATTTATCTCATTGAGAACATCGGCAAACTCTTTGGCTTTTTCCGCTTGCTCCTTAAATCCAGACTTTTTCGTTCCGAATCCCTGGAGAGCACGAAGAAGTGAGTTTGCAGCGTCGTCTCCTGTCTTAAGCTTGTCGATGATTTTTTGAAGTTCCTTAGATGTATTATCCTTCACACCAAGCTGGAACCACAAGTCACCTAAATTTCCACCTGCCATATCCTGAATATTTTAAAATTAGAGTTCATTGTTTAAGTAATCAGTAAGATTTATATTCTTACCAACGAGGCTTCCCTTATTCTTCCTTTTCTCCATCCATCTGTCATAGAGGTCATCCATTTCCTTTAACGTGTGCTTCTTCGGCCCGCTTTCCTTCTTTGTCTTTGGATAGACGACAAGAGGCTGGTCTGCAACCATGAGGTCAATCTGCGCCGACGAATAGCCCCACCAGTAGTCGTAGGCTGCGATGAAGTACTTGCGATGGAAGAGAAAACCAAACTTCTCCGCTAACGAGAAGGCTGCTCCCCAGCTTGTTCTGCTTGGATAGCTTTTACTTCGCTCCTCGTCATCGTCATCATCACGTCCGTCATCCCTGTCGCTAATATGGTAGTCAGCGAGAATGCGTTCGATGGAATTTTTTTTTTAGAAACATCGAGAACTTTCAGTACCTCTACCACGTCTACGTCCTTGATGTAGTAGAGCCAACGCCAGTAAATCCAGTAGAAGGCCCGTATCTTCCAGATGTTGTTGAGGAGAATGCAGACGCAAATCTTGACGTTGCGCTTCCATTCGTTCTTCTCCTTTATCTTGATATGGGTGCATCTTCTCATTGTTCCCTTTCTGAGCCATCCTACACTGTGTTTCTTACCACGGAACACTACCTCCGTAGGTGTGTCACCGATAACGCTGTCAAGCATCTCCTGCAAGTCCACCGAAGGCTGCTCAATTTTCTTTTCTTCTGCCATGATTGTATGATTTTTTTAACGAAGAAGGGCGGCACGGCTGTTATCATAAGCCTGCCGCCCAACGGTTGTTATCCTGAATCTAATTACCTATAGACTTCTCTTTAATTAGCCGCCAATACCAGGAGCTGGAGCCTTGGTAAGCCAAGCGATACTGCGCTTGCCTGCACCCTCGATAGAACCGGCGAACTTGAATGCAACTGGCTTTGAACCTGTGTCATCCCACAGCAACGTTGCATAGAGGGCAATGTTTGTCACGATCATAAGGTTCTCCTTCTCGTCGTCAACGATGACGATAGTACCCTTGATCTTGAACTTCTTTGGCTCAACTGCAACGCCGGCAAAACCGGTAGTAGCATCGAGTGTCTCGTCACCAGTACCCTTCAAGGTAACCTTGGTCAACTCTGTGATTGCATCCTCACCGAACATGATTTTCAACAAGTCCTTTGCCTTGGAAGGAACAACGAACTCTACGTTGAAGTCACCGAGCTCTGCGGTAGTTGCCCAGTCACCAGCAAGGCCGATAACCTTGTAGTGATTGATGGTCGGATCCTCCATGGTTGCCTTAAGGGAATCAACCTCCACAGGAAGCTCAATCTCTGGTGTGATGTCAACTGAAGCCTTGCTCAAGTCTGTGATAGCCTTTGAGTAGAGCAAAGTCTTAGGACCATTGAAAATGTCCTTCATCTTGTCAATAGTTGTCATTGCCATAATCTAAAATATTTTAAATTGTTATACCTAAATACTTATTTTGTTCTCAATCGTCCTTGTATGATGGTGACAGAGTATCCGTCTCCGTCGTCTGTTTGCATGGTTATCATCGGATTTGTTACGATGATGTTTTTGGTGGAGATTGGAAATCTGTCCATAACAGATTTTACTTTATCGTCTACTTGGGATACATCGAGTGCGTTGGGATTGTCTGCTGAGACCTTATCCTTCACGTACACTTCTATCTGTAGGGTAGTAGAGTAGTCGTCATACGAACCGTCAGAGTTCATCTCGTTGTTGTATATGGAAGATGGAAAGAAGACAACGATATAACTGTTTATCTTCTTGTCAACAGCCTTCGGGCGGTTGCGTGGGAACACCCTGTCACACACACCTTTCATGGCGTTGCCCACATCGAAGTATAATGTCTTAATACTTATCATAATCACACCTTCTTAAAGTATCTTACTAAATAATCTCTGAGCGACGTGATAACATCGTGGCCCTTCTTTGCCTCAACGAATCTTGCATAATCAACTCCGGCAACAAGCAACATTTGCCAAGTGGAATCATACTTTCCTTTGCTATGTTCGTTGTACAAGAGTTCATCTTCTGCCGTTGCAGGGCCGTTCTGTCCACCTTCTCCATATTCACCCTTATAAGGCCTACGTCCGCTATCTTTGAACGAAAACGAACTGCGATAGTACCTGTCAAGATTGTATCTCTCTCCTTCTGCAAGGGTGGGGCGTGTTGGCTCAGGGCCTGGGGCGAAGTGTATCGACTGCAAGGAGCCTTTGTAATATGTGCCTATAGCGGTTGATTTATACAGGTTACCTGTAACGTCATTATAGTCACGTGACTCATCTGCCGCCTTCATTGTCATTTCTGCTGCGTGGTCCATCTTTTCCTGCATCTTTACTACAGCCATCTGACGGATTTTCTTTTCTATTTCCACGAACTGATCTGCCAAACTCCCCATAGCCTAAACTCTTATATATTCCCAGTAAACCACAGTCCTGTTATTGTCCGGTTCGCAGTCCTTGACCATACCTACCTCGGTGTTTTTGCCGACAGTGGAATAAATTGTATCTCCGTCAAGAGGACATCTGTCAGCACCCCATTCGTCATATCTGATAGGAATTGATGCTTTCCTCTTGTTCTGGTCTACGTATTTATCGCCTACAGTGGTAGTGTCCGTATAACTGCGGCCTTCACCGTTATAGAGAATGATTTCCTTGTCCTCACCTACGGGAGCGTCATCATCGGCGAATGGGTCATCAGGGTCGGCTTTTCCGACGACCTTCCTCACAATCTTGATATGGTGAGGGTATCTTGGGTTTCTGATGTTTTCCTTTTCCATACGCCTTATTTGATGATGTGAGGGAGAGGTTCTCCCCAAGGAGAATAATTCGCCCGCTTCACTCCGTGGGAGGTCACCCGGAAGGTGGATTTTTTCTTGAGCATCGAGTCGGGCTCAAGCTTTTGGTAGATAGCATTTGCCTCTGCCTTCATTGCGCTGATATCCTCGTCCGAAATCTCATATCCTCCTCCAGAGTGCGTCCAACCATTGTCGGAATCAGAGGTGTTGTTCACCTTGCTTGGGCCAAGACAAAACCACTTCAATGTATCGGCGTATGCTAAACTCAGCACGTCAGCGTCACAGTCACACATCAGCGACTCCGGCTGTATGCTGCGGGTAAGCATGATTCCCAACATGGTCTTCTTTGGCACCTCAAACTTCACCCTGTTGATAAGGTAGTCGTATGCAGTGTAAACTTCCATCTCTGATTCCATAACCATACAATCTAATTACGTTAATAGTTCCAAGACCGAAATTAATCAGTCTTGGTAATGTCCATAATGCAATGATCTGGGAAGTCGATGAGAGCTGGGCAAGCAGAGAACATGATGTCTGTGTGCCACTCCATGTACTTACCGTTCGGAACCGTTGAGTTCATCAACAGACCGAGACCATCGTTGGTTGTACCGAACAAGGTAGAGATAGCCTTGTTGCCGGCATACTCAATCAGCTTTTTGTCGAGGCTGTCTGTACGCTCGAACTCACAGGCATCACCGGCAGGACGGAGAACAACGATGTCGTCAGACCAACCCTGCTTGTACTCATCGGTTGTATGAGTAAGGTTGCGTTCCTTCTCGGTCACAATCTCGATAGGTGATACTCCCTCGAAGTCAACGAATGCCTTGATGAACTGCTCTTTGCTGATAGGCATTGTCTTGGTAGAGGCAATGTAGTTCAGCTGGCGGTAATTTGTAACGAGTTCGCGGACCTCTGCGTTCTTCAAGAATACATTATAGAATGTATTGCGAGTCATCTGCCAGATCAAAGCACCGTCGAAACCACCGCGGGTCTCACGATACTTAGCCTCCTTCTCCTTCATGTAGGTAAGGATGGTAGCAGTAGGATCAGCCCACTTCTTAGCACCGCCATTGATGAAGTTATCGCCATACTCGATAGGATCGATAGCCTTGTGCAGTGGAGTGGAGATACCACGACCTATGCCGGAGTAGTCGATCTTACCGGTAGACATCAACTGAGCGGTCATAAAGTTCATTGTCGCATCAACAGAGTCGATACGGGTCTGAACCTCATCGCACCAGTCTGCCAAGATATCGGCATCGTTACCGAACTCCTCGAACTGCTTGATGCGTGCGTAACGCTCAACTGCGGTCTCAACGTAACCAGGAGTGATGAAGTCGGGGATAGAAGCGGTGTACCACTTGTGCCCATTCTTATCCATCTGGTTAGAATCGCCGAGAGGAGCACGGAGGTCAGCCATTGGAGCTGCCTTCAACTTGCGTGCCTTGACGTTGAATGTTGCCAAGCCATAGTTGTCGGTAGCTGTCAGGAACGAAGCGTTGTGTCCCTGTGTCTTGTACCAACCGTAATTAGTGAAGAAGATTTCCTTTTTATCAAGGAAACTCTGCAAATATGCCGTGTTCTCCTGAGAACCGAAGAACTTAGCAAGTCGCGAATTATTAAAATCAAATTTTGCCATAATCCTGAATCAATCTTTAAGGTTAATAATTAGAGATGGAACCATCCGTTAACGCGACTCTTGTTGAGAGCCTTGATTGCAGGAGGGATTGGAGACATCCTGTCGATATACATAACGGTGTCATCGTTAGCAAGGAATGGGGTAAGCATATAGCGAGCACCATCCTCAAAATCTTCACCTGGGGTGAACAGGAAGTCGTAGTCGCACTGAGCATAACCGTTAGGGTTGGTTACCATAGGCTTCTGCGACGCGCCGACAGCTGCTGCCTCAACGAGTACCGCATCCTTCGCTACAACACCGAGTGTTGCTGACAAAGTAAGCTTCCATACGTCTGCGCCAGCCTCGGTTGTCTTCTCAACACCCGTAACCGTAACTGCTGTACCTGTGCCATCAAGAGCGTCAGGAGCAACCATGATATTGTCTCCAATGAACGGAATATGCTTGTAGCCATCGCGTACAATAAGGAGAGTTGTGTCAGTAGCACCGGTCTTCTTTGCACACTGGTAAGACTTAAGAATCTTAACAGTCGCGCCTGCGTTGCCATAGATGCCAGGATCATACTCCAGAAAGTCACCGGCGTAAATCTTTGCAGGACCCTTGAAAGGGTTGAGCAACTTACCACCAGTTGTAGGAGTACGGAAAGCATCCTTTGTGGCGCCATTCAACTTGACGAATACATAGCGGATACCGCCGATTTCGCCACGAGCCTGGATGAGGGAACGACCTGGCAAGAAGCCGCTACCATTCATCCTTTCACTGTAATAAGGAGAAACTGTTCCCATAATCAATAAATAAATTTGTTATCCTGAATACTAATTGTTATTCGTCCTTTGGCTTGTGTCGAGATCTGATAGCTGCAACATCATCGAACTCGTGTTCGTCTACGGTTCCGGTTCCTCCGGCTCCGCCACCTCCGCTTCGAGGCTTTGTTTCTGGATTGATACCCGCTTCCTTGAGGTCAGCATTGTAAAGAACCTCTGCCTTACCGACAAGATCCTTGACATCAACTTCGCCATCTGGAATCTCAAGCTTATCCAAAGCTGTCTTAACGAAAAACGAATTCAAAGGAATGTTGGCTTTCTCAAACTTAGCCTTAAGACCTTCCTTAATGGAGTTAACCAACGCCTTCTTTGCGTCAGCTGCTTCCTTTTGCTCTCGCGCCTCACGCTCCTTCTTGACTTCACCGATGAGCTTCTTTGCCCACTCAGGCATATCCTCTTCGTCAGGAATATCGTTATTTTCAGGCTCTTCCTCCTCAGATTCCTTTGCCTTTTGGCGTTCCCTCGCCTTCTTCTTATATTCCTTAACTTGCTGAGAAACGTCAGAATGGAGATTGCCGTCCATGCGTTTCAAGCGATTTGTAACCTTGGTTACCAACTTGGCGTTAGCAGCTTCGTCTTCACCAAAATCTTCGAGTACGTCATCAAGTTCTTCATTGATGGTTTTCTCGCTAATTGTCAACTTGGTACTACCGAGTTCCTTGTTGACCAATGCTAAGAGTTCTTCTCTTGTCATGTTGTTTCTTGATTAAAAATGTTATTCTAAAAGTGGTTCTTCCACTCTAAAATGTATAAATATACCTTTTATTTTGCAAATATATGAATAAATATGCAATTATCCAAGAAAAATTTATATTTTTGCAATATTAATTGTATTTTTATGCAGAAAGAAGTACTTTCAGGATTAAATTTGGATAATGGAGAGCCAATTTACACTCAAGAGTATATCCAATCATTAAGAGATACCGACAAGAAGCATCCCGACAAGCTGAAGATTATAGCGCAGCGTGGCGGTCAGGAGGATATGCTCTCAATCGACGCCGATATAAAGATTTGTGGCGGCAGCCGCGGTGGCAGTAAGAGCTTTAGTTCTCTTATGGAAGTTCTGAAAGATATCAAAAATCCAGACTTCCATGCAACCATCCTCCGTAATGAAAAAGATGACTTGCAGTCCTTGGTAACAGACTCTTACAAATTGTTCTCCCAATTTGGAACTTACAATAAGTCACAGAATGATATGACCTGGAACTTCGACAACGGAGGATGGCTCAAATTCTCGTACTACGCAGGAGCCTATCAGGATTTCAAGACACGATTCCAGGGGCGCCAGTATGCCTATGTCTGCATCGATGAGGGTACTCAGTGCCCATATAAGAAGTTCAAGTACCTCTTGACCAACAACCGAAACGCAGCCCACATTCGAAACCGCTTCTGGATTACCTGTAACCCTGACCCAGAATCCTGGGTACGAAAGTTCATCGATTGGTGGGTTACCGACGATGGATATATAGATCCGGAAAGGAATGGGGTTATTCGTTACTGCTTCATGGATGGTGATACGCCGGACTCAATCTACTGGGGCGATACAAGAGAAGAGGTATACGAGCAGTGCAAGGGCATTATCGATAGCCTTTGGAAGGATAGCTATGAGGAACTTGGTTATACAAAACTCGAAATGTTCATCAAGTCGGCAACATTCATCCGCGCCGACGTATCAGAGAACATCAAGCTTATCTCTACCGATGTTTCATATCTCGCCAACCTTGCCCAGCAGGATGAGGAACAGCGTATGCGAGACCTGGAAGCAAACTGGAACTGGAAAGCTGCTGGAGATGACATGATCAAGATGGAAGACCTTGATGAAATCTACGACAATGCGGAACAACTCGGAGACGGGAAGCGCAGAGCATCTGCCGATATCGCATTCACGGGCGGCGACAACTTCGTGATGTGGCTTTGGGAAGGATGGCACTGCAAGGACTTGGTTGTGATGAGGCTGGACTCTAAGACTCTTGTTTCTGTAGTTGAGGCTAAGCTGAGAGAGTGGGGCGTCGAGGAATGCAACTTCACTTACGATATGCAGGGCATAGGTCAGTACTTCAAAGGATTCTTCAAGGATGCCGTTCCGTTCAACAACCAGGCGGCGCCTATTGCTCAAAACCACCAAGAAGAGGAAGGTATCAAATACCTCTACAAGGACTTGAAATCCCAGTGCGCATGGCTTTTCTATAAGATGATTAAGGATAAACAGATTTCCATCGACTCATCACTGCTTGAAAAAAAGTATTCAGGAAACGGATTCGATAAGGTTCCTCTCAGACAGATTCTTCAAAAGGAGCGAAAGATGCTCCGACGTGACGAGGACGGAGATGATAAGGGATTCAAACTTATGCCTAAAAAGAAGGCCAAGAAGTATGTCGGCCACTCGCCCGACTTCTTTGAGTCTTGGTTCTACGTAATGATATTCAGTTTAACAAAAAAGAAACATAAAAAGGTAAAAGGATTATGGAGAATTTAAATTTTAGAGAAATACTCGTAAAGAAACCATTCTACGAGCTTAAGCCTGACGGATACATGAGCCATGGCACTTTCTCCGACAAGGTTGGTGATAGGAGTATGCAGAACATGCCTTACGACCCTTGCGTATGGAGAGTAAAAACCCAGTCCGACTTCCTTCGTGAGTACTTCCCAAGCGGACATAGAATCTGGGACAAAAACGCTTATCCGGACATTATTAAGGAAAATCCCGATTGGGACCCGAAAGATCCTACTACAGGAAACCGCTACTACATACAGCCAATCACAAGATGTGCATTTTCCTTTCAGCAGGTTGTCGCAACGAAGCACACCCTACACTTGACAGGAAATGACATTCAGTTTGAGCTTGCCGACAGCACAGATGAGCTTGAAAAGGAAGAAGAATCTCAGAAGAACCTCAATGTCTTCAAGAAGGGATGGCTTATGCACAACATGGAGGTTGCGTTCTTCGAAGCAGTAAGCTCATACATGACTGTTGCAGAAACCGCAGCAGTCGGCTATATCGACAAAGGAAAGTTCGGAGTTAAGGTTCTGTCATTCAAGAACGGAGACTACCTCTACCCGCATTACGATTCAATAACCGGAGAACTCTCTGTATTCGCCCGTAAGTATTACGACTTGGATGAAGACGGAAACGCTCAGATAGAGTGGGTTGAGGTCTGGGATGATACCTATTATTACAGATTCAGGAACGATGTTGGAAATAAGAGCGTAACGAAGAAGGCAGTGAACCTCATTAAGGGATTGTTCGGAATGAACGGATATGCTCTTGTCGATAAGAAAGAACATCACTTCAATTCGATTCCGGTTGCATACATCAGAAATGATGAGGGACCTTGCTGGTCCAATGTTCAGAAGAACATCGAAGATTACGAGGAGGCATTCTCGTATCTTTGCGAGAACAACAAGGCATACGCTTTCCCGGTATTCTACGTAAAGGGTGATGGTGATGAGATTACCATTTCAGGCGACGATATGACAGGAGCAGTCAAGGCTATCGCTATGAACAACAAGAATAACGATGCTGGATTCCTCAATGGAACCGATGCATCAGATGCTTTTGCGACTCAGCTCAACAAGTCGTACGACCTCATCTATGAGCTGTCATTTACTGTAAAACCTCCTGAGCTGAAGTCCGGCGACCTACCAGGTGTAGCCATCAAACTCCTCTATTCTCCTGCATTAGAGGTTGCCATGAATGATTCTCAGAAGTTGCAGCCATTCCTTGACAAACTGGTTGAAATTGCCAAGTTCGGAATCGGACACGAAAATAACGCGACGGCTTCTATTGTTGGCCTCGATATCAACGCTTGGATTGAGCCTTATACGCATCAGAACAAGACTGAGCTTCTTACAAATCTTGCAACTGCCGTTCAGAATGGATTCCTCTCGAAGCAGACTGCATCGGAGCGTTGTCCTGACTTCCCAAAGAATGCCGAGTGGGAGCGCATCTTACGTGAGAAGAAGGAAGAGGACCAGCAAGACCTCCTTATGGATATTCAGCGTGCGGATAATGAGACAGAGAATGCTATCGAGGAACATAAGGCAACGGCGAAGATTCAGAATGGAGGCAGCGGAAACGTACGTACTGGTCGTGGCGCTGGCAGACCGAACAAAAGCGGCCGAGAATACGATTCTAACCGGAACTGGGATGGTCGTGTAAACTGGGACAAAAGGGTAAAGTGATAGTATAAATATTCTAAAAATATTGCACAAATATCTGTCCGCTATATAAATATGCGGTATTTTTCGTATATTTGCAGAGAGGATAGGCTGGAGTAGCTACCAGTTGATAAGGGTGAAATCTCGACACCCTTCCTCTTCTGTATTTTTCGAGATTAATTTAATTATTCGGGATATGAGATCAGAAAATGAAATTTGGAAACCAGTTGTTGGTTATGAGGGGTTGTATGAGGTTAGCAACTATGGAAGAATCCGTTCTATCGATAGAGTTGTTTTTCAACAAGGAAGAAATCAGATTTATAGAGGTCGCATAATGGCAACGTTTATAAATAACAGCGGATATGAAGCGATAAGATTGAGCAAAGGTAACAAGAAAAAATGGATGCTTATTCACAGGATTGTCGCTGAGGCTTTTTTGCCAAATCCGAACAGCCTTCCATACGTAAACCATAAAGACGAAACAAAGACCAACAATAGTGTTGATAACTTAGAATGGTGTTCTTTAGAATATAATGTAAATTACGGAACATCGACGAGAAGACGCTCGATTAAAATGGGCAAACGTATTTATGCATATTCTTTAAAAGGTGAATTTCTTGCAACTTATTTTTCTATAAGAGAAGCGGAACGCGTAACTGGAGTGAAAAAACAAAACATTATGTCTGTTATTGACAAAAACAAGACCGCAGGAGAAATGTTTTGGAGAACCTATATGTCGGGCAATATAGAAACGAAAGCTCCCAAAAATCACAAGTTGCATATAGTGCAATATGACATGCAAAGTAAAAAGATATCTTCATATAGTTCAGCTCGCGAGGCAGAGAGGGAAACTGGAATAAAGCATGAATATATATGCAAGTGCATTCGTGGCGTAAAAGAGAGTTGCGGCGGTTTTATTTGGAGGAAAGCTTATGGATGAGTTAAAACGTTCTGTCGATTACAGCAGAAAGCGTTTGCAGGCAATCAGAAACTGCGAGGACCACATTGCAGATATCCTCTGGAAATCGACACAGAAGGTAATTACCGCAAGCAAGCGATACAGAGGTGCGGGCAGGCTCACAAACGAGTCAGCCTTGCTCTCTTATGCCAAGAGTATTACCGCTGAGGCAGAGGAGAGCATCAACAGTTACATCTCTGCTTACTCCAAGGCTTCATGCAAGATTCTCGGGATTGACAGCGAGAATATAGAATCGTTTCTCGTCAGCGACATCTACGGAAAGACGACATCCGAAAGGAACGCCGTCTATCTTGGAAACTTTGCTGAAGATATTGTAAGGATGATCAAGGCAGGAACCTTGATGGGATATTCAGACCAGCAGCTCCTGTCTTCCATCCGAACCGGCTACAAGGACCCATACCACACATCAGTCATCACCAAGGCGAAGAGAAAGGATATCAACATCGATGTTCCTTCTTACGGAAAAGGCTATTACAGAAACGCCTATCAGAATATCGTAAGAAACGCTTCTCAGGTGATTGCTTTAGCGTGGGGACAGGCAGAGCAGGAGTATGGACAGGAGAGTGGAGCTATCGGCTATTTTGTTCACAGAGGATCGTCGTTTCCTTGCCCTGTTTGCGATGATTTATGCGGATATGTACATTCGCTTGACACGATGGTTATCCCCGCACATCCAAACTGCGTATGTAGAGTAGAGTTTACATTTAAAAAATAAGACTATGATTGAAGAAACAAAAGGATACACATTATCCGTCGATATTTACAAAAAGGTAAAGGCTCTCAAGATGAAAGACCCTCGCTATTACATCTACGCCAGCCTCCGTGGCTCCGGCATGTCAGCCCGTGACAGTTGGGCTATTTCCTTTCAAGGAGAAGGGTTCAACTGGCCCAAAGACACATTAGAGCGAGAAATGAATAAACTTGAATCTCTGGAATCTGTTCAGACAAGAATCGCAGAGGTGCAGGGCAAGAAAGCGAAGAACGAGAGCGCCGATGAGCTTTCTCCTGAAGAGTTGGCAAAAGCTACTTCCAAGGAGCAGATTCTTACAGACCTCGTAATTGCAAGACGAAGGATGAAAGAGGGCACAAAGGAGTGGACAGAACAAACACGACTTATAGCAGAGTACGCAAGAATTAAACAGGACGAGCTTCAAACTGAGGATTCGACCGTACATTTTTACCTCCCAATAAATTATCCAACCGGCAAGAATGACTGCTTGTTATTCAAAAATGGACTCTGTAAGGGTGGCAAATAGTTAAATTCGTGTTAAAGCAACTTCGATATATCATAAATTCAACAAAACCAAGTACCTTTGCAAACAGATTATGTTCGCAGATTCTTTCTGCTGTTCGTAATTCTAAAATTTTTTGGTTAAAAAGGGGTGATATCTTCTCAGATGCCACCCCTTACTTTTATATAAATGAAGTAGAAGAAAATATACGATATATCACGAATATTTCTCTCCTGTGATAAGCTCAAGGGCTATCCTAAGCCGATCATCAAGAAAAGAGTCGTTAAATGTAGGAAGAAGGCCGTATGGAGGCAGTTTCTTTGTCTCTGCGGCCTCCAAAATGAATTGGAGTGCCTGTACCAGGGAATTGTGGTCCTCGACTATCTCAATCAATTTATCACTCATGCTGACCTCCTTCCTTCTTAATCTGTTCTGCCATACCAAGGAGAGTGTCAGCATGCTTGTCTCGATCAACAACCTCCTGTACGGCCTCATCGCTCTCCTTGCGAAGCTGCTCTTCTGTCTTACCCTTGTCGGCAGCAGCGTTTCTTCTTGCTGCCTCACGAGCAATGTATTCGTCACGGAGCTTCAACTTGCCTGCTGTGTATTCTGCATCGCCAGGCAACGATGTATCCGCAAACATAAGCTGGGCAAATGCCTCGATGATGTTTTCTTCTGTCTTGGAGAACTCATAGTGATCTCCTACGAAAGCATAAACACATTCATCGAGCGCAGCGTACATGGATGTGCCGATAGAATACTCAATGCCCCATGTGCCGGCAATGTCCGCAATCTTGATGAAAGGCAGCGAGCCTCTCTGTAAATGCTTCTTGATATCAGCAGGGATATCCTCTCTGAGTGAAGCGATTTCTTTCTTCGACAAACTCTTACTGAACTTCAGTACGGTGAAGTGTCTTGTCTTGATAGTCTTTCCAAATGGTAATGCCATGATAACAATATTTTAAAGTTCAACTTTTATTTCCTTATACTCGAAATCTGTGCAAGCATCATCATCTCCCGAAACGTCTCTCCCGAAGCGTTCTTCTTTACGCTCCCACACCCCGTTGTCAAAGAAGAAGCAGTCCTTGCAAGTATAATCAGTCTGTGCCATGTCCCTTACGTTTTTGATATTCCATCAACGTCAATATACAATAGTTAGCGCAGTCAAGAAGAGCATCTTCCAATGGCTCATTAGCGACTTGCGCTTCATTATCCTTCAACGTCTTGATACGATTAACCTTCTCTCGTATCTTTCCGTATCCGTAGTTGATACCAAGCTCATCATACATTTCGGAAAAAGCATTCCCATAGTCGTGATTTTTGCGCTTATAGGTATCACTCATCTTGTCGGTGATAGCTTTGAAAGCTTCGCATTGCTCGCGAAGAATTTCTTTTTGCTTATTTGTCTCATCAGCCAACCTTTCTTCCAACATTCCGTTTAAATAGTCAATATTTTTTGGGTATAACCCTAAAGAGATAGCCTTTAATTTTTCGAATTCCTCATCGCCCGTTAAGAACAACACTCCGTTCGCTTCGATTCCAGAAAGAGGAATCGTTATATTTTTTTCTATAGGCGAATCTAAATAATAACAATCCGCATAAGATAGATTCTCTCTTATTTTTATAATATCGCTTATTTGAAATCTTCCTGTTGAACTTTTATCTTCCGGAATAAAATCTATACTCTTTCCGTTTTTGTCAACTTTAGACAGCGGGTAATCAAAAACCAGCCCAACCTTAATATCTTCTTTCTTAGTCATAAGCTATTTCTCCTATATTAAACCCCAAAATAAAACCAAAGCACACCAGCAACTTTCATCTCTTCTTTAGAAAGCAATTCTAAACAATCAAGGTCATATTCCTTACTGACACAAACCCTAATTCGAGGTGCAAATTGTTTTTGTTTCACAGCGATTGTATATGATGATTCGTTGGGGAAAACTGAATTTACATCCTCAACAACCGCGCACATAACCCTGCCATCTTTTCTGACTTCCGCATAACTTTCTATTTTCTGCTTTAGCTTTCCGTCAGAATTATTTAGAAAAAACTCTTTTGGCGCAAGGCAAATGTCACCAAGTTTTAATTTCTCGTTGTTATCCATAAGCTATTTCTCCTTATCTTTAATTTCAACGAAATCGCCAATGCCCAAACGAGCCTTGTTGATGCAAGACGCAATCCAGCCTATCAAGTAAGCTGAAGACTCGCCTCCGTGCTTCATATCAATAGCATCCTCTATGGCATCGCAGACGTGAGAAGCTTCATGACAACAAGTCCCCATCCTCATAGAATCCTTGCTTGCAAAATTAACAAATGAACAAAGCTTATTATTCGCCTTTTCTCTAACGTTATCGTAGGTTGCTGCGTCAGAATTAGAGAAATCAACCCTCAAAACCTCGCCATTTCTACCTTCAAAACACTTGTTGGCATCCTCTTGGTTCATTCCAATAGCGACACATAACCTTCTTGGATAGATAACAGGGTCGTATTCGTAATACCCTTTCTTCTTCATATCTCAACTATTTCTGTTTTGATACAATCTCGATAGCAGACAATAATGTCTTTTCGCTGATACCATTTCCGCTACCAACACCATCTTTCTCTATTCTTTCAAGAGATTTCTCAATAGAGCAAAAATCATCCTGAGAATTACTTATAAAGCCATTAAGTTCATCACTTACACTACTGATACCATCGTTGGCTTTTTCAACAATAGCATCAAGACGATCGAAACGCTTGTCGATATAATCCTTCAACCTTTCTTCATGCTCTATGATAGTTACAGAGTTTGAGATTCTCCCGTGCCCCCAGTAACGACCTACGCATTCGTAATAATCACCTTTTTCATCGCTGTGTTTTTTGTCAGATACGACTCTTAACTCAACGAAATTATCTCCATCCATTACAGCATACACACCCTCTCCAAATGGATATAGTTCGGCTTTTTCTGCATCCTCCCTACTTTCGTTTTCTTTGTATGCGACCTTTCCTAAAACATTAACTCTAATTTCCATATCTAAACTATTTATGTTTTAAAATATTACCACAAGCTAAGTTAGTTTTAAAAAGGAAATCTCTTGCAGGAATAACGATAGCTCCATCATCCCGAAGGCCTTCCGATTTACTTATCTTGGTATTGAATGGTCTCAGTATCGCATCCTGATCATTTATCTCTACCAAAAACGGCGTTGGAGTATCATCCAATGTCTTCCACCATATATTCTTAAATTCATGAAGAAAGCATCCGGAATCTACCGATATAACCTCGTCAATAAGAAAGAATAAAAGACCTTCCTCGATCATGTCACACATAGACCTGATTCTTTTTTCATATTTCCAAGAGTATCTACCTTTCATAAGCTCATTGTTTATGTGATTTACCAATATGCCACTTTGAGCAAACCTTGCACAGGTAAGGATGCCAGCCAAGTGCCTTCAACTTCGGATTCTGGTTCAGGAACTCCCAAGCATCATCCTCCGTCTCGTATGCGACCTTAGCCTTCCAGGAATGAACCTTCCTGGTCCAATGCTCGGGGTTGGGCTTAAGCGGAGGAACTTTATTAGGATTGTAATGTCTTCTCATAGGCACTTGAATGAAACGCTGTTCAACGTCTTGTTCGCTACAACCTCCTTTGTGCCGTACATTGTTCTCAGGCACTCCAGGACGTCATCACGAACGGAAGCCACGACCTCCTGCATCGAAGCTGTAGCCGGAACAATACTCCCGTCTGACTTCTTCTTGACAATACGGGAGATAACCTCCTTGACATATTCCTTGTCTATCATATTCATATAAATATTTAATCGTCACCTTTGATAAAGCTCTCGGGTTCATCATTGTCCTCCTCGCCCTTACAAACCTCATTGATGAGGATATCCTGCTTCAGGTCCGCCTCCGTGACCCCAAACATCTGATAGGCATTGCCCTCCTTCGTGCGCTTCTTGAAGAAACCATACTTTGCCCACATATCCCTACCAAACTTGTTCATTGACGGAATATCCTTCTCGTCAACGTCGTTGATAGCGCAAAACCTGCGCATACACTCATAAAGCATGGTGGAATTGAAGAGATTGGACACTTCACCCTTTGCTTGGGCATCACTCCTTATACCGTAAGCGCGTATCCAGGCGTATATGGGCTGAGAGCCAAGAAGGGACAGGAGAAGTTGTTTGGCACTTCCTTCGGCGGCAGGAAAACGGTACTTACGCTTCCTCAACTCCTGCGCACCACGCATGACCCAGTTGAACACTCCACTGAGCTCCCTCCTTATAATCTTACTCGAAAGCTCAGGGTCCTGGCGCTCCTTGGGTACGGTAACGTCAAAGCTGACATACTGTAAACGTCTGATAAAACCAAGCGAAGCATCCTCTGGGAACGGAAGCTCATTGAGGTTAAAGATGAGGTACGGGATATTGTTGGCCTCAAGAACATTCCTGCCAAGCTCTCGCATAGGGACAGGCTCTCCGCTGACAAGCCTTTTGAACATACCGGTGTTCTTTCTTCCGAACTTCCGCGGATCAGAGTCCGACGACCAGTTGAAGATGGCGTTCCTTATCGGATATCTGCCCCTCATTCCTTCATCACCCTCTGCGGTAAGGTCTGCATAATCCATCTTGCTTATCCTGTCCTTGCCAAAGAGGTTACAAGCCACATCGAAGATAACGCTCTTTCCGTTAGCTCCCGTGCCTATGAGAAGCAGACACAGCTCTATCTTCGACGATTCCTTTCCCTCATACGGGTTGTAAGCAGTTCCGCGCTGTATCAAACCCAAACCAAGGAACATCTGTAGTATCATCCTCGATGTCCTGTCAGGGAGCACCTCATGGATAAAGTTCATCCACCTGTCACACTTGGCCTTCGGATTGAAGTCGTAAGGATGATAGTAGGTCACATGATAGTCAGGAGAAAACGGCATAACGGCAGGATTCTGCAAGCCTCTACCGAAATCCACAACACCGTTACTGAAAGCCACGATGTCAAAGGACGGATGAAGAATGTTGTAGCACTCTATGACATCAATGAAAGACTTGTTCATTACAGTGCTTACGCCAATCATCGGACTTATAGCGAGGTCAAGGAGCAACAGTTGGTAGGTCTGCTCCAAGACAATCCTTCGGACTGACTCGTATATCTTGCCATTGAAGATGTAATAGCTGCCCTTGTAATACTTTACAGGAGCTTTCTTGGCAAGCTGACGCATAGACCTCACGAACTGAGACTTCAGGATGTTGTAAGTGTCCGAATTCACCCTGCCCCAAGAGGTAGAACGCAATGCGTCAAAACCAAACTCGCTTTGCCTCGTCAGGTCCAGTAGCTGCGTGTGTAAAGTGTCTATAGCTAAACCATTTTCCATCTGTGTATAATAATTTTTTAGTTTCTGCGTTATTTTAACATGAAAGAACCCCTGTAAACAAAGGGGCCTCGGTGGATTACGCACCACAAGTGGGCCTCCCCTATATGCCCTATATAATAATAGGAATAATGCAAAAATAAGAAATAACTACATAATTATGCTAAAATACATTGTTTATGCGGTATATTTATACATTATTAACATTCAAAAGGTGGAGGATAAATATACATTTCACACTTCCAATAATAAGGGTAAGACCATAAAGTAAATTATCCTGACAAGTCGCAAACAAAGGTGTTTGAATAAATATGCAACACTGAATAAAAGTAAACAAACTTGACAGATTGAGTTAAAAAAAGAAAAAAATTTTTGTGTGAGGTGACTACGCCCCACGGCTGCGCTCCAGCAAGGGGGTGGTGGGGTGCTTTGGTAAAATATCATTACATATTCTTTTGGTTTACTCAATATAAACCAAACCATATTTTGCATTTTTGTTTCACGAATGTTAATATTTGTTACCTCGCAATGTTGCTCTTGTAACTCCCTAACATTCAACCACTTACGCCTGCATAATCATTCGTCGCATTTTGCATAAATATACGCCGTGAAACATCAAAACATATTACAAATTGTTTGACGTAACAAATTATTACAAAATTTTCAACTGGTTACTAATTAACACTTTAACACTCATACTTGTATATAATTACATATACGCAACCAAAAAGTAAAGATAATTTACTTTTGCGTCAAAGGTTAAAGTTATAAAGTGCTGTGTTATAGATAGTTACAGGCTTTTATCCATGTTAGATTTAACACTTTTTCTTTGGTAATATCAAAAAAAAGTTGTACCTTTGCAATACATAAAGAGATACAAGGGGACGCAAGACAGCACACAACGTGCAGCACGTCCACCACTATTTTTTCAATTTTTCCCGTGTGTTCCGTGCGGTTTGTTAATAGAACGGAAAAACAACATGACTAACAACAAGTCAAACGTAGCTACTTACGTAGCAGAATGTAAGGAAAATGCAACCATCGTTGCAAGTCTTGAGGTGTTGAACGACTACAGAAAGACCTTGCTTTCAGAGTGTACCGCAAGCGGTGTAGTTGAGGCACGCAAGGAACTTGAAGCCGCACGCAGCAAGTACAACAAGTTGGCAACCGCTTACGTGTTGGGTGATTCCAGCTACTGCAACCTGCAAACTGAATGCGTACGTGCAGCCGTTAGCGAGTTTAGCCACACGCACAACGTGCCACGTTTCTTTCAGTGGTTCAACGACAACGGAAAAGACGAACAAACAACTATCATCGATTCCGTGCAACGTTTGGGTTCAAAACTCGCCTCTTTGCATACTTCCTTTGCGAGTGGTTCGAAGGTTGCACGCAAACAGAAAGCGAGTGAAGAAGACCTAACCGAACGTATTGCCCAACTGCAAGCCGAACTTGCAGCCTTAAGAGGCGAGAAGTAACAAGATAGGGCGAAAGCCCTATCTTTACACCCACTATCTTTGCCCACGGTGGACACAATAAAGCCACCGTGGGATATTATACACCAAGTCCAGAGATTTGGCGCGGGTCGTCGTACCCTTATTTTTCCCACACTTTTTGGTAAACCTTGTCGTGGTGTGTGGGCTTAACTTTAGAGAGAGAATTTATTCTCCCTCAGGGGACTAATTGCCAAAATTTCAGAGAGCTATCCGGCAAACAAACCTGTAGCGATACAGGAAGGCGGGCGAGAAATCCCGTCGAGGGTAGCGAGAGAGCACAGAGCCGACACGATACCGAATGAGATGAGGCACGTGGACCAGAGCGAGAGCCGTAGCTGTGCAGTTATCGAGAGAGATGACGGACGGAAAAATCATAATTCATATTCTATCGTTTGGCACACGTGGACGAGTTCCTAAAGTGCTGCGCACATTCATTACAGGGCGCGGGTGGTACAAATCTGTAATCGTGAGTAGTTATCGTTTATCTCACGTGAGGTATATCCAAAAGGTCTACGATACGTAAGTAGTTGTACGTATAGCTATATCGCTACACAAGTAGCGGACGTGTGGGAATTATTCCCATGAAAACGTGCGGAGAACGCTGAGGGGTTATCCGCTGGTGTCTTTCGAGATGCCGACAAGTCCTCAGAGGGTGACGAAGCGGCACAATACGGTGTCGTGGGTGACAAGCGTGCACAATGAAAGTGTATCATCCTGGCAATGGCTGCGCATGGAGAGATCCGTGCGTGGCTCCTATTACGAACCATTTAAATTATTAGAATTATGAAAAAGATATTCACGCTTTATCAGACTAACAAGGTTAATATTCTTGGTGGTTACATGACATACCACACATTATCAGAGGCTTTTGATGCTCTTAATCCCAAGTGTGGCGTGAACACTATCACCGCCGTTACTATGGTAAACGCGAGGTGGTGGAATAATGGCAAACGCACCTGTTATTTGTGTGAGGTTTTGTCTAAGGGTGTAATTTACAGAGCCTAAAATCTCCCTACGCTTGTAGGGAACAATAACCATAAAATTTTAGAGTTATGAGTACAATGAGAATAAAGTGCCTTTCCATGCGAGAGGTCGAGAGTGTCATTGCGGATGCTCAGGAGATTTTGAGTCATGTTGAATTCGGGTCGCTGAAGAATGGTGTGCTTACATTATTCTGTGTGGCTTGAGCCTAAAAATCCGTAGCCAGTACGATAATTGTCGTGCGTGTGCTACGGAACAATCACTAACAAATTTTAGAATTATGACAGCAAGACAGATTATTTATTCAAGTACGATAATTCTGCTTGGATTTTTTCAGGCGCTTCCTGCGCTGTTGTGTTTGGCAAGTACGAATATTCCTGTAATTCTGCTTGGAATTATTTGGGGTGTTCTGCTTGGTAAGTTCTGGAGCAGTACGATAATTGGCAAGTGGTATTTCCGCGAGCTTTGGCGTGCTACACTCCGCTTGGAAAATCTCATGTTCCCCGAGGTGTGAGAGAGTTGGCAAGTACGAAAATTCTGCTTGGAAACATTTGGCTAAATTCTGCTTGGAGAAATTCAGGCAGTACGATAATTGACCAAGTTACAGAATTATGAGAAAGACAGAACTAAAGAACGTAAAGCGAGGAGAGTTTTTCCGCTTGACGAATTCAGAGAGCGCTCCCGTGTGGGTACGTGACGAATACAACAGAAGTAGCCGCAAATACGAGGGTTACAAATATGATGACGTGTGTCACTGGAGGGAGTTCAGCGGCACACGTATTGTTTACGTGGATTTCTGCTTTTGAAATCCTACAGCCTAAATACTGCCTGTTCCGTGGGCAGTACGATAATAACCAAAATATTAGAAATATGAACTTTAAGACATTTAATTTAGTCGACAAGATTAACGCTACAGGTAGGATGTTCAAAATCTATCAATTTTTCGACACGTTTTTTGCGTCGAAATACAAGTTAATTCACACGAAATCAACGTGTTAAGAATTCAAAAATGTGACTTTTTTTAGTTCTGCGCAATATTCGTGTCGATAATTATTGAAATATCAGTTAGTTAAACCGATTATTCGACTAAATAACGTGCCAAATTTTAAACGGATTTTGAACACCCTACGCTACAGGGTTGGATAATACTAAGTGGAATATTTATATGCACTTGGATGAAACAGACACGAAGGAATTTTACGGAACAAGAGAGAGCTACATGCTCCATCCTGGAATTTGGATTAGCGTTGTTGAGGAAAAAAACAGTGATTTTCCTTTCCGTGACCTTTGCAAGCCCGATCATGTTGTAGACATTGACGAGCGCTATGTTATCTTATTCTACGAGGTCGATTAGCCAAAATGTGCTCAGGCATTTCCCTGGGCATACTATGTAAAACCAATTTAATTTAGAATTATGCAAGACAGGAAATCACAGAAGAATTTTGAGCGTGCCCTTATGCACGAGATGGAAAAGATCAAGATTGCAGCACGTCAGTGGTACAGCAACAACGCGAAGGGCTACAGGGATTATCGTAGCCGTGAGTCTATCTCAAAGAGTTTCAACGAGATAGCTATTTTGTGCATGAGCTAAAATTGAGCGTGGCGGTTGTCACGCTCTCCTACGAACCAAAAATGTTAGAATTATGAAACGGAAGAGAAAACTAACGGGCTATGTTCTTGTAGATCCGTTCGATGGTGCAATCTTATGTCAGTATCCAGTAGGACCGTGTTTTAACGGAGATTGTGTTTCTGCGAAGATGGAGGCTATTCTTGACGCAGAAGAAAAAAGTATAAAGGGATGTCCTATGGAGGTTTACGGATGTATTAATAATACGTATTCTGACGGAACAAGAATTTATCCACGCAATTAGCCAGAACTGGGCAGTACGATAATTGTGCTGCCTGCTATTAACCAAAACATAGAATTATGGAAACAGTAAGAGTAACTGACAGACACGGAATAGAGCGAGAGTGGGATATAGTCACAGAGAGATGTGTAGGATGCTGCTTTCACGGATTGATGGACGGCAAAGAACATTGCTGCCCTCATAATATTGCGTGCGGTGACAAGTAGTCAAAACTGCGGGGCACGTCCTGTGTCCTGCTTCTATTATTAACCAAATACATTAGAATTATGACACAAGCAGATGTTAATTTTCTACAGGCACTTGTAGAGTCTCACGAGCAAGTTATTGCAGCAGACTGCAAGAGACGTAAATTAAGCAGAGAAGTTTATAACAGGCGTGTATCTCAGAGCGAGAAGAGAGCGAATAAGATACTTCGTGAGATGATGTGTCGCTAAACAGGGTAGAGCTATTGTTCTACCTACATAATAACCAATTAACGAAAGAATTATGGAGAAAATGACACAGAAAGAGTTGAAGAGACTCGTTAAAGTAGGAGCTGCCAAGGATATAACATACAGCTCAAGTCGTGCAGCCATCCCAGAAGGATATAGACAGGTAGGCTATTCTTCCGGTGTGTACGGATGCAACGGGATGCTGTTCCGTGGTGACAGCGGAAAGCTGTATGCCATTTACGCAAGAACTACGGCTATCTACATTTTTGGCTAAAATTACAGGCAAGCGTATGGTGCGCTTGTCTGTTTCTATTATCAACCAAAACACAGAAATATGAATATACAGAAAGTATGGGATGCGTTTATCAAGGAAAATGATAACACATCATTCGTTGAGATGGCAAATGCTGTAGTAGAGCAACTTGGTGGTGTTGATGAGGACACAATACTGAACTCGCTCGACAGTTGTAGAAATGCAAATGACGGATACACTGGGTTTTGTTACTTTTCAGAGACCAGCAAATTTTGGAACGAGAACAAGAGCGCCATCATTGAGAATATGCACGAGCTTGCCGATGATTTGGGCGAAGACCTGATTACTATGATTAAGGGATTCAACAATTTTAAGGACGACGAGGATATTACCTACGATGCTATCGGCAAGGCTCTGTATGCTCCTTTTGATGAGAACGAGAGCAGATATATCTACGACACTTTTGCCAAGTATGCACTGGAAGAGGTTGCTAACAGATTTCAGGACTGGTGGTACGATCAGGACGAAAGCGATTACGAGTAGCCAAACCAATCCTCATTCTCACGGGTGGGGATTTCTATTAACCAAAAATTATAGATTATGAGTGAATTAGACAAGATTTTGAATGACGATTTACTGAAGTGTGAAATCGTAGAGTCTGTAGAATGCAGCAAGACGTGTGGATCTTATCAAGTGGACGCACGACGGTTTATTTTCCGTTGCCGACTTGCGCAAGGACACCGGAAAACTTGAAATACAAGAAGTTCCAGAGACGGAAGAGCTTGAAGCGTACAAGTATTTCTACAAACACTATTGGAGCTTCGTCGTGTCATAGCTAAAATCCCCACAATAATGTGGGGAACCATTACGAACCAAAAACAATTAGATTATGGAATCAAGGATTAATGCAGCAAGGAAACTACTTCCACTCTACAACAGTATGGAGGTAAGGAAAGTGAAACTATCCACGCTTTACAGACGCTTATACAGGTTTGGTGACGCATGGAGATGTAGTGGTACGGGTTACGACTACACCGTTTGAGTCTAAATTTCTCCCCTCGCATGGGGAGATGCCATTATTAACCAATTAAACAGATTAGATTATGGAGAATGTATTTCCTTTTGTAGAAAATCCAGCAAGCGAGGATGTTGTAAGATATTCACGTGCCGGAGAACTTAGAGCCAAATTAAATCGAGGCGAAAAGCTAACAGCGGATGAGAAACTTTGGGTAACAAAAAAGGTCATAGACTGTCGCATGTGGTCAGGAGCCGGCATAGCTATTGTTGGATATATCGTAAGTTTCGAAGATGTCTTGAAGAGATTTCTGTATTGCCAATACGGAAACTGGGTGGAGACTTACGCTTGCAACAAGACTTGCTTGAGAAAATCAGTATATGGTAGAATTGACGAGATTGTTGAGTTAGCCTAAAACGGGGAGCTACGGCCCCCTACCACGAACCAATAAAATTAGAATTATGAGCTACGAAATTGCAAAGAAGGAAATCGGTGATTACAGAATCACCATTTACCAGGATGAGGATGCCGGATGCCCTTGTACCGACTGGGATTTGGCAGGAGTTTACTTCTGGGATTATCAAAACTACGGATACAACAGAAAACTTTCTCGTAATTGCAGCAGCGAAGTTGGCGCTGAGAATGCAGAGGATGCTTTAAAACGGCTCGTCTGTAAGTACGTATCACAAAAGAAGATTATCGACTACATCAATAGCGAAAATGTCGATAGCTTCCGTATGCGCTACGACAAGAGCGAGCACATGTGGTATCTTGAGAATCTGTACGACGGAAAGTGGTACAACCACAAAGAGTTCTGCCCGAGCGACTTGAAGAGATTCGACGATAGAAAGGAGCTTTGTGATATCCTCGAAGAGGATGATTTTGCGTCTCTATTACGGAGTTGCAAGGATATTGCATTCTACGAGTGGTCTTCCAGTGGATATTGTCAGGGAGATTATGCCAGCGGATATGCCTACTGCGACAAGGAGCGCTTCAAGGAGATGGTAGAAACGAATACCAAAAACTGGAGAAAGCGAGCCTTGGACTTATTCGAGAAAGAGATTAAGTGCATAGGCCTTTGGATGTGGGGAGATGTCAAGGGGGTTGTCCTTGAAAAGAAACGTCCGTACACTAAATTGTACGACGACGGAGATACCTCTGAATCCTATGACTGGGAGCAGATTGATTCATGCTGGGGAGAGTACTACGAAGATGCTGATGACCTCATCGAAGAGGTTATCAAAGAGCACGGCTTACAGCCGAAAGATGCAGCCTAACCAAGGGGAGCTTGCACGCTCCTCTTCCATTAACCAAATAACAAAAGAATTATGGCATTACAATGGAATTGGAAAGACAAGATGGGTAAACTTACCATCAGACAGAAAGGAAAGAAGTTCAACGTAAACATTTACTCCGGAAATGCTCTTGCTGTATTTGTATATGAATATACAGACGGCGGAAAGGAGATGTACTCGTTGTACGATTTCTTTGCTGACAAGAAACACGTCAGTAAAATTATCAGTAATCGTAAGAAGTTGATAGACGACGATGTTGTCAAGATCGAGTTGAATCTCTGGTACAAATCAGCGAGACAGCTTCTTCCGTATCTCGTCAAGAACGGGTACAAGGTTGAGTGTTTCTACAAAGAGATAAAGTAGCCAAAACGAGGAGTGCGCTCCACTCCTTGCTATTAACCAAATTTTTAGAATTATGAAGAGATATTATGTATCAGTCACAGAGACTTTAAAAAAAGTGGTGAGTGTTGACGCAGAGAATGAGGAAGATGCTCTAAAACAAGTGCAAACAGCCTACGATGATTTAGCTATCATTCTTGATTCTGACAATTTCCGTGGAGAAACTATAGAGATTGAAGAATACCAACAATTCTACACCGCTTACGAGAAAGAGTGTGGTGAGACTTTTCAGCACATCGACTAAGCCAAAAGCGTGGGTTCGCCCACGTGCTATTAACCAAGATATTAAGAGTATGACAAAGAATGAGATTAAAGAGCTTACAGACATTGTTATGAAAGCAGACGTTTACAGTTTGTCGCACGGAGGTCGCATAGACAAATCCAAGAAGTACAGCTACCGGTTTAGAAATGACACAGGTCCACGGCATTACGAGTTCTCGATTGATGCAGACACAGTGGAAGAGGCGAAAAAATTAGCATTGGTCAATTTTATCGCCAAATTCAGAGCGATGGAGCCAAAGAAGAATTGGTCGAAGAAGGTTCTTGACGAGGCTGGCATAAAAAGTCAGAATCGCCTGATAGAACGCAAGATGAGAGAAATTGCGAAGCCGTTCAATAAGTCTAAGTTCAGCAAAGACTTCTGGTTTGTAATTTCACCACAAGGAGAGTACGTGATGAAAACGACAATGCTTTCTGCCATTGAGTACGCAGAGAGCATTGGAAAGAAGCGAAAAGATGTGTGGGCAATAAGTGTGTAACCAAACAGAGAGGCGTTTGCCTCTCGCTAGTAACCAAAACATTATGGATATGATTACAGACATACAAGAGAGAATTTGCTTCAAATGCAAGTACGGAATTTATAGAAAAAGTCCTGTCAGTCAAGAGTACGACGTTATTACTTGCAGGCGAAACCGTTCTGCCGATAAGTGCTATAACGGAGTATATGGCGATTACGAGTTTATCTAGCTAAAAAGCGCAGCTAAGGACTGCGCACAATAATCAAAACATTACGACTATGAAAATAATAACAAAAGGAAACAAGGAATATCAGATACGATTTATTCCTGAATCTGGCTACCCTGCAACAGATACGGAACGAGGTTCTTCTATTGTAGAATTTACATGCACAACGTTCTTAAACGACTATCCTGTCTGCCAGAAAAGTGGCACAAAAAGAGTTTGGTTTGATAAAGATGGAAATGTGTATAAAGGAAAAATGTCAGATACTATATGGTTTAATTATTACAACGCCTAAAAAGAGAGGGTAGCTCCCTCTCGCAATAACCAAAACATAAGAATTATGAACAACGTAAGATTTATTCCAGGATACTATGAATGGCATCTCGTTGATGAGAAAGACAACGTGCTTCTCAACATTCCAGATGGTATCATTGACGATTGCGAGACAAAGGCTGATTTGGATTTCGTTATAGGAGACATACCAAGGCAGGCTTTGCGAGCTGTCGAGGATGGAGAGGACCTCTATGGATGCGACGTAAGTAAATACGTCAGCAGTATAGATGATGACAGCGTAACCAAGCTTATGATAGATACCATATCAGAATATCTTGGGTTTCAGCCTAAAAGCCGTCGGTAGACGGCACTACAAACCAAAACAAGAAGAATTATGAATGAAGACAGAATCCTAAGTATGTTCTTTGAGCCGGAGCGGTGGCAGAATGCTATCAGCAAAGGCATTGACAAGGACATGAACAAAGCAACCCTGTATCAGCTCACAACACCAGAGGCTCGACTTATTATGTATGAGAGGATTAAGAGTGGCAATTACAAGATAATTCCGCCACATACAGCCAAAATTCCGAAAGACAACGGAGATTTCCGTACTGTCTATGTGAATGAGCCTGTAGACAGAATCCTTTTGAGCATAGCAAACGACCTCTTGTTCGAGCTGATGCCAGAGATGGTGCATCCACGCTGCACGTCGTATCAGAAAGGTATCGGCTGCGGTCGTGTGGTGCAAGATGTGTCTCGGATAATATACTCAGCAGAGGGAAAAGTCATCGGATGGAAAGGTGACTTCTCCAAATACTTCGACAGCGTACCTATTCGGTTCATCGACTGTGCGTTTGACAAGGTAGAGGAAAAGTACGGAAAATCTGCGCTGATAGATGTCATTCGTGACTACTATCACACAGACTTGTATTTCGATGAGGACAACAACCTCTGTGAGAAGTATCAGTCCCTCAAGCAGGGGTGTTCTGTTGCGGCATGGTTGGCTGACGTCATTCTCTATCATCTTGACGACAAGCTATCTAAGCTTAACGGATATTACGTCCGCTATTCAGATGATACGCTGTTTGTCGGTGAAGACTATGAGAAAGCCATGGATATCATGAAGAGCGAGCTGGAGATGATGCAGATGACGCTCAATCCGAAGAAGGTTGAGTATCTTGATGCTAATCACTGGTTCAAGTTCCTCGGATATTCCATCAAGGGTCACAATATATCTCTGTCGTCCACACGTATCAAGACCTTCCAAAAAGAGATTGAGAAGAGGACGATAAAGAAGCGTGACACCACGATGACGAAAGCCATCAATGCCGTAAACAGGTATCTCTACAAGGGGTACTGCGATTATTCCTGGGCTACTCAGGTTCTTCCAGTCATAAACGTGAAAGAGGACATCAACAAGCTCAACACCTTCGTCATGGACTGCATCCGTGCGGTCAAGACGGGCAAGATCAAAGTTGGTGGTCTTGGATACGTGAAGACTCAGGCTGTAGGTTGTATAGACCGAGGTCGTGGCAGAAATGTAAAAGCCAACAGGGGTAAAACAGAGAGCGAAATCAAGGGTTATCTATCAATCGGCTGTGCTCAGAATGCCTTGCGGACGAGCAGGGCAGCGTACAACACATTGGTGAATACTCTGTAGATGTAGCACCCAGCGCAAAGGTTTTGCCGGAATGAAGAGCGATTTAACTATCCGGTCTCGTAGCTCTCGACCAGGATACTATCGAACTGATAAAGCTATGCGCAGTATCTTCTGACCGGCAGGCTCTGTAACCGAGCACACGGACGTGGGAGAAGGACGGATTATTTATGTCACGCCTCTATGATTACCTTCAGTATGGGCCTCTTTCGCTCAAGTGATACTTGAGACCAAAGGGACCATACTGAAGATACACAAGGCGTGCCTAATCGCAGAAGTACAGAAATGTGCCAGTCCGTATGACTCCCACAGGTGGCGTACACCACCACTCCCTGATGAATGGCAGAAGTTTATGCAACAGGTCTCTTAACCAGAGTTCTGGATCCTGGTAACCGTCATAACTATGAGCGGTGACCTGGATCCTGAATTCTGGCGAATCCTGTGTCAAATCAGAATTATAAAGTATTGTGCCGAGCCATCGGTCAGGGATTTACCCGAGTACGAGGGTTGTCTTCGGTTGGGGAATAAGTTTAAGCGAAGTCTTAATCCATCACGCGTTTCCTGCCAATATCAAGCCGTCAACGCGTATCATCAAGACTCCTTTATCAGAACATTACATTGCCGTACAAAATTCCCATGTCGAAGACAACGTTATTGCCAAACGAGGTACACAAGGAGGCGGTACGATTTAATACCACGTGATAAAAGCAGATCACTGACACTGGGTTATACCCAGGTAAGTGATCTCCTCTCTCACGGGGTTATATCAAAATCATACAGCTATGGCAACGAGCCTTTAAGTGTACCTACAAACAACCAAAAATGAATTGCATCACGACTTATCAAGAGTATGAGGTTTACACACCCGCGTTCAATTTGATTCTGGCGCCGCACAATATTGCGGCGCCTGCATCATTATGACGCTGGTATCATCATAAAACTATATTCATGCAACATAATACATGAGATAAGTCATTCGCATTGCAGCGGTGTCCGACAAGGTTTGACAATTCATCCTACATCCCTTCGTCGAGAACTCGCAGAGGTGGAGCTTACGCTCCATGAGGGCGACTTCTTGCGAAGTTATGTAGCTAATCGAATGCTTAAAGTCATGCAGCATATCAAATTGAGTCGGAATAGGTTATTGTGAGCCGAATAGTACGCAAGAAGGAAAGATTTAGACAAACAGTCCGTATCTTCCTGAGTCTTCCAGTTAATTAACTTGTACGACTCAGGATTCACTCGACTGTTTACATCGAGCGCATACAGCAACACAACGTATCCTTTGAGCGTACTGCTATTAACCAATATTTTAGAATTATGATATACGAACTAATTATCAACGAGGTTAGGGACGGTGCAAAGTTCACCGTCAACTTTCAGAAGAGAACTTGTAGAGTGAATGGTAAGATTATCGTGAATGATATGCAGTATAATGGCTGGCTTGGCACATTTCCTTCTACGGAGGAAGAAATAATGAGCAAGATAGAGCAGCTATATCAGGAATACAAGCATTCTGTGCCGTCAGAGCGTTCTGAATCACATCGACACTACTACTTCAAGGCTTTGCCTGAGAAAGAGCTCTCAGACGAAGATATGATGTACGGAGAGCGACGTGAGGTGGCGAGATGCAGACTGGAGGTGTATGTCCTGTTCTGCATAATTCTTGGACGCCTCACATGGAATCCTTCATGGGGAACGTGGTTCTGGCGTTCTAAAAACGACAACGACCTGATCATTCTCAGAGACTGGATTGGGCCAAACAAGGGTGGGGCGTAAGCCTCATCCACAAGATTTAATTAACATTTTAATAACCATTAACAAAATTAGAATTATGAAACAGATTGTAACAATCACTGGCGAGAACTTGAACATCGTAACTAACAGCGTAGAAGCTACTGGCAAGAAGACCAAGGCGCAGATGCGAATGGAAGCATTGAAGAGTGCCGGCGTTGATGTAAGTAACTACTACACTCTTGGTGCTGATAAGCTTGTCAGAATCGAGAAAGGCGAGGCTATTCCTGTTGATCTTGACGATGTTGTCGTTGATGCTGTTGGCAAGAAGATTGTCGAGGGCGGATACGTGAACAACTGGAAGCTTTTCCGTCGCTGGGTAACCGCTCAGATTTTCGGTATGCTCCGTGACATGAAGTCCGACAAGATGTCTTTCAACGAGCTTTTACAGCGCAAGGGCTACGAGTATCAGTGGCGTATGCTTGAAAATGAGTTTTACGCTCAGGCCAAGATGCAGGAGCACGGTGACACAGAGAACCTTTCGAAGCGAGAGATTTTCTTCAACGAATGCACATTCTCAGGTATGGTGGACGACTATATTGAGAAACTTAAGGCGTACGTTAACGATAATCTTATCTTCCGCAAGGACAAGAACGGATGCAACACAAAAGAGTACAAGCACAGATGCAAGGGTGTTCCTTATGTTCGTCTGAACAACAAGGACATCTTTGTTGCAGACTTGATGAAAAAAGTGTATGTTCCTCTGTACAAAATTGCTCGCGACGGATTTGACACAACGAACAGACGAGAACTCTACAACCTCGTTAAGAAGTTCAACAAGATTCGCAAGCACCTCGCATGGGAAACCAAGCAGTCCGACACGTTCATCAGCGCCTACAAGGGTGCGGGTTCTTACTTCGCAATGCGTAACCTCATTATGTTCAGCGATGCTCGCTTTACAGGCAAGTCCGAAGCGGCATCTCTCCGCAAGATAGATACCGATGCTGCCAAGTATGGCGCAGATGAAGAAGGATGGAAAATGCTTGGTGTGCTCAAGCAGCTCATCGCAGAGTCCAACATCTCTATCGACGGAAAGCTGTGCGTTTGGGCAGAGGAGTCCGCTTTCAGAAAGGCGGTCAACAAGGCTTGTAAGGAGTCGGGTAAGTAACAACACCTAAGGTCTGTCACCTTCGCGCGTCGGTCTGACACTACGATTTACAAGAGCTTCTTGTATCGCCTTCCGAGTCCGGCAGAATCAGCCGGCATCTGAAGGCGAGCATAAAGCTCTCCGGATCACGAACCTAAAGCAAGACACCACGTCAGAGAATGCGCGAGTTTAAAGCCAAAAGGTCGGCTGTTCAGCAAAGGATAGCCGACTGCAATTCATTAACCATTAAACTTTTAGAATTATGAGTAAGTATTTTGTAGGTATCAGCGAGACAACGAAGGGTTGGGCGGAAGTAGAGGCGGACAACGTAGAACAAGCCAAGGCAAAGGCATACGAAGCCTGGAGTGACGGAAGAGCATTTATGGACGATAAGAACTCTGAATGTTCCGTTGAGTGTACCTATCTGAAAAGCCAGTAAACGGTTCTCTGTGCCCGACAAGCACAGAAACCACTATTATTAACCAAAAAACTATAAAGATATGAATACAGTTAAAGATGGATATGATGTTATCAAAAGTCTGCGCCCTGCGCCTATCGACCAGACGAACGTCATGGAAGACAGCCTACTTGACTTGCTGTTCGATGGCAGCAGATACATACAGGAAGGCCACAAGGCTGTTGGCTTTATCAACAACTTTCCTTCTATCGTTTCTGTTTACGACAACTGCCTTGCTGTATCACTAATTCCGAACAACTCTCCCGAAGAGGAGGTTGACGAATGGGCTGTCCGGGTTGTCAACTCTTTCTCTATCCAGCGCTTAGACGATGTGAGAAAGTTCGAGTATGTGAGCCTGTTCAATTTCAACGAGGGACTTGTCTGTACCTATATGGTTACGCGAGGTGTTGTTGAGTTGCAGTTCCATTTCACAGACTAAGCCAAAAGCCTCGTCACAAGGTTGATGAGGCACATTATTAACCAATAAACAAAAAAAATAGAATTATGAAAGAAATCAACGTAAATCCGAGAAGATACGTAAAGGCTATCATTGAAGGAAATGATATCGTCGAGAAATCAATTCTCGATGTAATCTTTGATAAGCCGTATATCAGCAACAAATTCCATCTTGGTTTTGTTGAAGATGTACCTACGATGATAGAAATCAACGGGAATTACATGTACATCAGAAAGCTGCATTGTTACGACCCTGTTAAATGGGGAAGGGAGATTGTCAAACGATTGACTGGGTATGCAGAAAACAACATAAATATTTGTCATACAACGCAGTATCTCGAAGAAACTATGGCAAACCCTTTAATCTACACCTTTTTCCTTGGGAACGACTTTCTCACAGTAAAACTGAACTATAATGTGGAAATAGATGTAAAATAGCCAAACAGGTCAGCCAATATTGACTGACCACTTTTATCATAACTAAATTTGTTTAATATGTCTAACCAAATAAAAATAGAATTATGACAACAGTAAGAAAAGCAACAAGAATGCTCAAAGCTTCCGATATCATGAAGAAGAAGGGCATCGTCCAGAAGCAGATGGACATGAGTAAGTTCAATGAGGTCGTGGAGGATTTCTTTATGACCCACGAACCAAAGGAAACAATTCTCTTCACTCCGAAAAGATTTATCGAGATGGACAACCCTCCAGAAGGTGACTTCATCGACTATCTCGACGTGAGCGTGTGGGAGAAGAAATGCGATGATCCAGACGATCCGTTTGACTTTATAGACTATCAGTGCATGAAAAAGAACGGAACACTACGTCCGATGCTTATTGTCAACGAGCCGTTCATCGGCAATGCTGCCGGGTGGCTGAGAGATTTTTGTGGATTCTCTGTCAAGAGCAGAACACGAAAGAAGAAGAAAGAATACATCGTGTCTCTGCCGGTGTAAAAGCCAAACAAGGCGTGGAACATCATTGTTTCGCGCTGCTATTATTAACCAATTAAACTTAAAGATATGAATGATTTTTTGAAATTAGCAGAGGATTTAGACTGGAGCTACAACGTTAGCGATACACCTAACGAAAGAGGTGAGGTTTGCGTTGAGTTGGAGAAGTATTCCCCACAAGACCAGGATTTTATCGCCACTATTTGGTTTGAGAACGAAAACGAACAGGATTTTATAGATAAACTCCGTAATTGTTGGGAAGACTACGATCCAGACGAGGAAGCTGTTGCTTGGGTTGGAGATGACGGACATGGCAAAAACGGTGCGCCTTATAGTCTTAGAGATGTTCTTAATGACATGGAAGACTGCAAGAGTATGCTCCGTGAGCTGTATATTGCGTTTTACAACAAGGCTTACCCAGACAATAAAATAGGGGAATACGACAAAGGCCTTACACTTGATGACAAGGAGTACAATATGACCGATGACGAACGGAGTGCGGTCTACGGCATTCTCTCATCAATCGACAATGTTCGTACATTCGCATCCAGTCTTCCATGTCGTTGTGGCTACGATTACCTTCGTATGGAAATCGAAGAGATGGCAGACCGGTTCAAAGAGCAAGTTCGCAATAAACTTGAACAGAGCTTCCTTAACAGATAAGTCAAACAAACCGTTACATATCGTAGCGGTTTCTACAAACCAAAACATTAAGAATTATGGATAAGAAAGAATTGAAAGACAAAATTTACAGTATGCGCAGTTATGATCTAATTGAGCTTGCGTGTACCATCAGGGAAATCATGAAAGAATACGGTGTCTTTAATATAAAACTCAAACAGCCGGTTCTTTGCTACAGAGAACTCTATGAGGCAACCTCGATTGCTATAAGCGATACTTATACCGCTATACCAGTCATTACTCTAACCTTGAGAACCTGCAATAGAGTTAAGAAAGAAGTCCTTGCAGCAGACTACCCCTGGATGGATTTTGAATCACTCGCAAGAATAGTCTCAGAGCTTAACGATGAGCTTGAAGGTTAAATTAGCGTTAAAAACGGCAAAGGTTTGGTTTATACTGAAAAATATCAATAACTTTGCTGTCAATCTAACCAAAATATTTTAGAATTATGAAAGAGATTCATTTAAAAACAAGAGACTGGGAGAGGCTTCTCACCTACGAACAGCAGCAGAAGTACAAGTATGCGATAAAACAGGGGTGGTTCTCAGACTATCACGGTTCTTCATGGCGGCATGATACCTTTTATGGCGCATATATCTGGAAACACCCTAAGTATATCAATGTTGTACGCACATTTTCCGATCTTGTTGGGCACAAGCCACTGTGGTCCGATGTTACTGACGACAATCTTCGTGACTTGACCGAAAAAATACAGGAACTTTACGCGCCTAACTCTTCAAGAACGATATGCGCTACAATAAAAGCTGTCATAAGGGAGAACGACGAGAAAGGCATACGGAGCAGCAAGTTCGACTCCATACTTAGGGTTAAACGGGTTCCCGTTCAGGCTGTATATCTTGATGATAACGAGATACAGAGCCTTATCGACTATATCCCTCACGGATCTGTTGAGCGGTACGTTAAGCGAATGTTCATACTTGAGTGTTTGTGCGGTGCCCGCCTGAGCGATTGCCACAACATCACGCCCGAGAATATTGATGATACTGGGAAATATATCGTATATGTTGCGCAGAAAACAAAAGCGGAGGTGAGAGTTCCTCTCCACAAGAAGCTACGGCCATTCCTTGTATGTGGAACAGCAGACGAGCCTGTTGGCGGAGTTGTTGACGTTTACTTCAACAAGGTTCTTCGGGAAATATGTAGCAACTGCGGAATCGATACTCGTGTCAAGGTATTCAAATGCGGTAAGTACGAGTCTGGACCAAAGTTCAAGTTCGTGTCTTCGCATACGGGCAGGCGCTCGTTCGCGACAAACCTGTCAAAAAAAGGAGTGCCGGTAGAGCAGATTGCAATCATGATGGGGCACGCCAACGGAGGCAAGCCCAACATCGAAATGACACAGCGTTACATTGTGGGAAAGACCAATATCGACACAAGAACCTTGCGCGTTTTCGGTATTTACGACGATGATTACAATAGCGTCTGCGATGAATGCTAAACAGAGAGGAGGGTAGAACCTCCCTCGCTATTAACTAAAACTTTACAAATATGGATTACGGAGAAGAATACAAAGAGAAGTTGGCCAATTTGCGTGGCTGGAATCTCTTAAAAGAAGCAAACAAAATGAGGAAAAAGCTTTTGGCCTTTTCTGAGTTCGGTGACGTTGACGAAGCATTCAGAAGTGTCAAGGAAAACATAGAGCTAAAGAATGCTATCGAATCAAAGAGTAGACAGATCGGCATTGCGAGAAGTTTAATAATGGACGAGCTCAAAAAGAGGGGTATTGATACAGGAGGTAAGTATCTTACAATGCTTACGGCCCTGAAAATCCTTCTTGGCATCGAGCAGTTCAGAGATAATAACCACAAATAATTAAGAATTATGAAAAAAGAAGAAGCTATAGCTTATAGAGAAAGCCTAAAAAACATGACAAAAGGGGAACTTATCAAGAACTCTATGTCATTGAAGAGGCGACTCGACAAACTATCTGGCATCTGTGACGTAGAAGATACATACAGAGCTATGATAGAGCAGGGACAGGCAGAGCGCAAGGCAGAGAAACTTGAAAAGGAAGCATCTTGTGTATCTGACCTCATCAAGAATGAACTAATAAAGAGAGGGGTGCGCTTCGAACCTTGGTTTTCGGCCACCCATCTCACAAATTTACTGATAGATAGTATTAACCACAAATAATTTAGAATTATGTTAGAAGGAGTAGAAAAGGAAACGCTCGAAAAGTGGGCCAAGGAGTGCAAGGAGAAGTATCATAAACTTTTCATACAAACTCTTCAAAAGCCTATGTTGGGCGAGATTGGAACGAACGGACAGATGATCAAAGAGCTGAAAGACCTAAATATGAGCTACTTTGATGAAATGAGCGATTACACAGACGGGTACATCGATGACCTTGATGGCGGTTTCATCGAACTCTTCGAAAAAGCAGATGAGAATGGAATAAACGTCATACAGGAAGCGAAAGAGTGTCTTTTTACCCTTAAAGCCGTAGACGATATGCTTAATGCTAAACATTGGGTCAACGAAGATGGCCATATATGCGACGAAGAAGGCAATAGGCTTTCCGAAGACAGAGAGCATCGAGTTTTCGAGGTTATCAAGGGAGGCAAGCATGATGATTAGCTAAAACCGGGGAGTAGAAAATACTCCCTGACAAAGATATTTTCCACAAAGCGGAAATGAGGCTGCGCTATCGGCCATACGGGTAAATTAGACAAAAAGTTTCTTCCTCTCTTGCCCGTGAGGGTAGGATAGGATTAAGAAAACAACCCAGATTAGCCAAACAGGGAGCTTTAACTCCTACTATTATTAACTTTTTAAAAATTAAGAATTATGGCAAATTGGGCATCAACAAGCTATCGTATTGAAGGCAACCAAAAGGACCTTCAGGAGTTAAACAACCTTTGCAAGGCGTTTATGAACAAAGAGCGTCCTGTAATGGAGGAAGGAGCGTCTGAGAACTGGGAAGGAAACATCATCCTGGCTCTTGGCGAGGAAATTGGTGACAGCTACATTCGTGGATTCATCCAGGATATCGAGTTGTCAGATGGCCTCCTGAGCATCGAAGCAGAGGAGGCATGGGGAGCAACGGACTTCAATAAACTCCTCGAAAAACACTATGACGGCATGAAAGTGTACTTTATAGTGGAAGAGGAAGGGTGTGAGGTCTATGATACGAACGACGCAGAAGGCAAATACTTCGACTGTCTCTCTGTATTGACTTCGCACGTAGACGGAGAATATCACAGAGAAGAGTTTAGAACAGAGAATGAGGCATTGAAATATGCAGCAAAGTTAATCGGGCGCACTTCGGTCACGAAAGACGAAATCGAAGAGTGGAACGAAGAACACGAAGATAATGACGAATATATTAACATCAACGGGTTTGAGCTCGTTGACTAACCAATTTCAGCCCTACGCATCACGGTTAAGCGGATTTAATATGAAAACAAAGAATATAGTAATAGCTAAGAACAAGATAGATAATGTCTATCAGTTGGTTAACGACTTGATTAGCTCTCATGGTATGGATATATTAGACTTGGCATATCCTAAGCACGATGGCGAGCAAGACGCTAACGCTGTCGCAGAAATGATGATGCTCAGACAATGTGCGAACAGCCTGTCAAAGGCTTGCGACATCCTTGTAGACAAACTCACGGATGCTATCGGTGACGAAGAAGAGTATGAGAATAAATAACACATCACAATATGAAGAAGTTTATTTTGCAATTAGGTAAAGAAAGCGAGGTGTGCAACAATGTGGAAGAAGCTAAGAAGTTTATCTTCAGATTTGGACATCTAACGAGTGCAGGCGAAAAGAGAATTACAGGTCTATTTAATGGAACTATAGATATGAGCCGAGATTTCGCCTGGATGATGCCAAAACATATACCAGAACTTATACTATATCCCGAGCAGTCTTGCAGAATGTGGGTAAAGCCGATTTCTATATTAGAAGAGAACGGATATTCGCTTGAACAGAGTGTAGGTGGGTCCTGGAGATTGATGAGAGATGACGTTCTTATATACGACGATCCTGCTTGCGAAGACCTCAACGAAGACGAGGCTACAGCAGTAGAGTTCTTCACTGGATACTTTAAGGAATACGTGAAGTCATACTCCATGGATTACGAAAGCTATCACGTTAATATTACCGAGGATAGTGAGTATTACCATATTGATTTCCGCACGGGCTTAGGCGAGGCGCATTACCTCAAGAGCGATTGGACTCTCGAAGAAGCGCTCAAAGATCAAGCCGAGATATAATTTGTCTAACTTATCAGCCCTCGACATCACGGTTAAGTCAGTAAAATGGAGAATTATCTTGAAAAAGTTACAAAAGAGAATGGCAGTATAGACGTTAACGAATTGAGCTGGAAGCAGATTATTGCACTCCTCAATATGTGGGACACAAACGACGCAAAAAGAGAGAATGCGTCATTTACCGAGATGCTGAAGCGATGCTACAAGCCTCGCACTTGGCATGAGAATGCAAATATCATCTATCTTCATAAGGGCAATATGAAGACAACGTTGGTGCCTCATGCGTGCAAGGACCTCGGAGAAGATGAAGGGGACCTTATATTCCAGTTATTGAAGAAAAAACTGTCGGAATAAAAAAGCCCCGACCTAAGCCGGGGCAACAGCGAGCCTTCTGGCTCGAATCTACGATAGTAGAAATTTGCTCTTGTGAGCGTTTAAATCCACAATTCCGAAGAATTGACCGTCAACGGAAAATATTTTTATTTCAATTCCATAAAGGTTCGATTAAAGTTTCTCCGAAGACAATTGTAAATTTAATAAAAAAAACAATACGAGCAAAGTATTTGCTTAGAATATTAACAAACTTTATAAATTATGAAGAAGATTTTATTTGCACTTGCTTTCATCATGTCGTGTGGCTTCTGTTTCTCGCAGAATACAGTTGCAGACATAGAGTTTGGGAAGACGTCATACGAAGAAGCAGTGCCGAAGCTGACTTATAGATTTGGTGAACCCGCTTTCGAGGATACGGATAACAGAATCATAATTTTTGCCGGTCTTCGATATTCTGGATTTTGGTTCGATAGGGCATGGTTCTTCTTCGAGAGCACCACATCGCACAATGTATTCAATAAATGCTGGATGATTGCTAATTTTAATAATGCTAAAGAGGCAAAGGACTTTAGGGATAATATTGCATCGAAAGTTGGTGAGAAATACAATGTTGAGGCAAAAATAGATCCAGAGACGAAGTTTAAAGACTATTACGTAGGGACATCACCCACAGATTCAACCAAGCCCTATATGAAAATATCGACTCGAAGCGACGGTAATGGCACATATACAACAGGCATTGACTATGGACCATTCGAGTATATAAACGAAAATTTCTAACAACAGTTTCAGCCCTCGACATCACGGTTAAGTCAATAGATATGGGTGAAAAACTAGTAGTGAAGATTCTCATGATAGCCGGGAATATTGCCGCTGTTATATCTGCATTGGTTGTCCTCTACAATCTAGGCGTAGCAATATTTGACTCAGACCTCAAGGCTTATGCCGCAATAGATAGAATCCCAATCGGCATTGCTTCCTTTCTATCATCCGTCGTACTCATCGGTTTTGCGTATATCGTAAAACACGTGTGCGAAGTCAAGGATTAATTCATATCAAGGAGGCTTTGGAGAATATTGACGGAGGATACCTGTACGGATCGGAGAAGGATGTCTATAATGAATGCCTTAGAGATTGTGGTGGCGACAAGTAGAAGGCAAGAGCGGACTATCTGTTCTCCAGGGCACTCTGTAATGTAATTAGCAACGGAAGAATAGTCGATTCGGACGACTAATATAAAATATTTATAAACTTTATAAATTATGAAGAAATTATTATTTGTTTTAGCGTTAATAGCGTTTGCTTCTTGTAACAGTTCTCAATCACAAATGAAGAAATGGGTCGAAGACAAGATTGAAAAGCAAGCAACATCAAAAGGACAAAAATATGAAGCGTCAGACTTCGGAACGTTTTACGCAATCGGTTTCAAAGAAAATGCGGATTCCCTTGCTAAAGCAAAAGGTATGACACCAATGGGTGATGATGATGTGTATTGGAAAATGATAAACCGAGAAGGGTGGATTGCGGGTAATCTACAAGAGAATCCATTCTGTGATTTGTCAAAAGTAAAGGAAACAGCCGTTGAGATTGATAACTTTATCAAAGAACAACATCTTACTGCTAATTGCTATTTCGTAATTCATAAATACAAAATAACGGATAGCGACCTTGGTGTTAGCTCTAATATGGCTGCTGGTTTGGTCATTGGCGCACCTGGAGAAAAATACGAAGGAGTCCTACATTGTTGCGAGAAGTCAATCCAGCCCAACGAGTAATGTCTATTCAGCCATCCATCTAATCGGTGGGCGGCTTTTTTATTAAAAATCGCAAAAATATAACGAGGATACAGAAAATTTTAGTATCTTTGCAACGTCTAAATAAATCTTAGCGGTATGGTTGCCGCATCTTCATTATATGGAGGTGCGATTATTGTACCCACCACTTACGAATATAAAGTAATTTATATAGAGATTACTGCGCCGTGTCGATGGATGGAAACTACCATCGGAGGTTTGCTAAGAGCCTTAGACAACACGTAGCGCAGTTTTTTCGTGTCTAAAAACTTAGTGATATGAACGAAAGTTTAATTTTAACAAAGGAAAGTGTTCCATCAGACATTGAACGCTACTTCCGCGGTGTGTTGGCATTAGACCAACAAGACAAAGTGTTTTCTGTAAACCTTGATGATGTTTGGCAGTTGGTTTACTCTGAAAGAGGTAAGGCGGTAAAGGCTTTAAAACAGAACTTCATTGACAATGTGGACTATATCAGTATTGCCCAGTCGGGCAAAACTGCTACAGGTGGTTTCAAGAAGATTGACTATTATCTCACCTCCGCTTGCTTGGAGTATTTCGTTGCTCGCAAGGTTCGCCCAGTATTCGAGGTTTATCGCAGAGTGTTCCATCACGCAGTTGCGCAAGTTCAGCAGCCATCTTTGCAGGAGCAGATCCAAGCCAACCTCACGTTTGCGGATTGGGCTATCAAGACCCTCAACATCAATGAGGCATCCAAACTTGGATGGGCAAAGAAGATTAGCGACAAGTTCGGTTTGGCTGCCGAATTACCAGATGCAGTAAACGCAGGAACGGAAAAGCCGATCACCCACGCTGCCACAGACTTATTGAAGTCACACAACGTTGGCATCTCTGCACAAGCATTTAATCGTATGCTCGAACTCAAAGGAGTGGTAAAGCATGCTACTCGCCCAGGAAAGCGAGGAAAGGTGCATAGCTGGTATGTTATTACTCCAGCCTTTGACAAGTACGGTCAGAATCAGCAAGACCCGAAGTTCCAACAGCAGACGCAGATACGTTGGTATGACGCAACATTCAACGAATTACTTACAATCGTTGGACTTAACAGACAAACATTATTAAACTTAAAGTAAAAGGAGATTAAACTATGAATGAGAATAACGTAAATTACGACATGCTTGAGAATGTAAAACAGCCAAGACTCGCCAAGACACTAATCAAACTGAGTGAGGTATACAGAGAGTATATGAAAGAGACAAACATGGCGTGTGAGAAATTAGGAGTTCCATGCGACAGACAGCAGAACAACTTTATCATAAGCTACAATAAGTTGACAGCCATCATCACAGGGACAATAGCTTCAATAATGGACGTCGAGGTAAACGAGGCTGTCAGTATATCAGACTAAGATAGCTCACGTATTTCTGCTTCACCTCGCTTGGCACAAGTGGTCGAGCGAGGTTTTTTCATTGAAAAAAAAACTAAAAATGTTAAAATCTTACTTTTTCGTAAAGCCCCGTAAATATACCTAAATATCAAATACGAAACTTATCTATGTCTAAACCTTGTTAATGCAAAAAGTGCCAAATTTGGCGATAAAAAATCTATTGCGTACTTTTGCAGTGCAAGTGAAAGGCGTAGGGGCTGAGTAGTAAGCAAGAAAGGAATCATAAACGCTATTCGGATTGGCAACCGTATGAGCGATAATATATGCCAGAATATAACTCCGACGGACTATCCTCTACCTCTGGTCTGTTGGAGTTATTAATTTTTAAAGAGGTAATGAGAAATATCAGAATAGGAATTAAGCAGGCACAGATTGCGCTGAGCGACAACAATCGTTTAGTGGCATTTTGCTTTGCTCTTAAGATAAAGTTCCTGTTCCGTTCTTCAGACCTTCATTATGGAACAACAAACCAGGCAGCGAAGGCTCTTGGTTTCAATAAAAAGGATTTCAAGCGATACCTGGATTCAGCTATTGAGTTCGGTTATTGCCGTATAGATACCAATAAGTTCGGTGTGAAAAGAATCATAGCGAACAAAATTCACGAGAGTTACAATTATAGCTACAAGACAAGAAGAGGGGAAATAAGCAAACTCAGCCTACCGAACCTTAAGGGTCTTGTGCGCAAGGTTGTCGTGAGTAACAAGATTAATATTATCGAAGAAGTCATCAATACGCATGGTAGAGCTGTTAACGGGCACTCGATTAAAAGTGTACGCAACGCCCGCAAGATGGAAGCTCGTATGTTGAAGAAACCATTCGATGAGAAGTACACCGGAAGTTACTCAAACGCCAAGATGGCACAAGACATTAACGGTACGTTGTATCAGGCTAGAAAAGCTGTCAACTCTCTCGTCAAGTCTGGAGCAGTACAAAAGATAATCCAATGCACGGAAGCGAACATTGATGCGTGTTTATGCACCAACAATCAAAGTTTCCGAACGGCAGATGGAACACTCATTATCATCTCTGCAAAATACAGAAAAGGACAACTCAAATGCGCCAACAAATACAAGACTCTCAAAAGTCAGATTTCGAAGGCAAAAAGTGGTTCTAATCAGAAGAAAGTTGAGGGAAAAATGGTATTGGGTAAAAAATAACATACAATTATAGTAGTGGCAGAGGGAGATTCCGCGAGAGCGAGCCTGAGCCTTTATAAAAAAAGAATATTAATGTCATAAATTGTAGAGCTTATGAAAAAAGATATTGTTAGAGATACTCCATCATTGGATGAGTTTTGTAACTACATAGAGAGAAAGGGCTATGATATCGACCCGTTTGCTCTTTATAAAGAGTTCAATGATAGAGACTGGACCACCGCAAAAGGTGTTCGTACTAAGTCGTGGACAGCATTGGTTGATGCTAGAAATAGTGTCGTGAGCCAAAGACGAAGGAACGACCAGGCTGTGCTTCTCGGTATTCCAAAGCCAAGAAAGCATGAAAGTAAACAGAGGTACAAGAGAAGGGTAGATAAAGCTAGGACAAAAGCTGTAAAAATGAACTATGACGAGTTCTTACAGGATCCTCGCTGGTTCGCATTCAGACAGTTTGTATTTGCTGTTCGTGGGCATAAGTGCGAGGTTTGCAGTTCTACGGAGCGATTGCAGGTTCACCACATAGGCTACAAGAAAGGTTTGCTACCATGGGAGTATACCTGCAACGACGTTAAGGTGCTATGTCGTAATTGTCACGCAAGAGTTCATGGCAAGTATGAGGAATCTTAAGGTGAGCAAAATGGGTATAGAGGTGTTATATACATAAATAAAAAATAGATGCAATGAAGAAAATTAAATGGAAAATCGCCGCATTCGTGGCGTGGGTTGTAATAACCCTCATGGTCGTAGATGTCGGGCTCAGGGGAGTGAGCAAGGCAGACACAACTACGAACATCTTAAGCGTAGCCATCCTACTGATATGGCTTCTCGTTTCCATCGCAACAGATTGTTTAACATTCAAAAATAGAAAAGATGAAAAAGATTAAATTCGTGTTTATGTTGTCGCTGATTCTTTCAGCGCTGTGTTTAACTTCTTGCAGCGAGCGCATTGACGCAGGTTCTGAGGGTATCCTGGTGAACCTCTATGGCACCGATAAGGGTGTTGATGACGTTAGCCTCGTTACTGGCCGCGTGTGGTACAATCCATTCACTGAGGAGGTCTATGAGTACCCAACGTTCGTTCAGACCATCGACTACCCTGCGTTCACCATCAACGCCAAGGATGGCTCTGAATTTACCGTAGATCCTACCGTGTCACTTAAGATGGTTGACGGTAATGCTCCGAGAGTATTCAAGAAGTACCGCAAGGAACTGAAGGATATTGTGAACGGAACTTTATTCAACTATGTGAAAGATGCCTTCCGTATCCAGCTCAACAAGTACACAACCGACCAGATTGTCAGTAATAGAGATTTAGTCGAACGTGCCATCGAGACGCAGCTTAGTAAGGCTCTTGCTAAGGAGCATTTTCATCTGGAGCAGTTGACATCAGGCTTGAAGTATCCGAGTTCCATCGTGGAGGCCGTTAATCAGAAAAACAAGGCTATCCAGGAGGCACAGAGAGCACTCAACGAGGTTGCGGTCAAGAAGGCAGAGGCGGAAAAAATGCTCGTACAGGCGCGTGCAGAACGTGAGGCCAACGAACTCAAGACAGCTTCCCTTACTCCTGCTATCTTGAAAAAGATGTGGATTGAGAAATGGGATGGCCGTCTCCCTGTTTACGGGAACGTTCCTCAGATGATGATGACAACCAAGTAGATTACAGCATCCCCACGCCATTTTACGAATGACGTGTGGATTTTCCTTTTTAACCGTTCAGATAGTCGATGACTTTTCTGTTGGCCTCATCCACCTTTCTTGTGTCATATTTGATGTACGTCGAAGTTATCGCATTGTCCCAAAGCGAATGACCCAGAGAACGGCCTATAACCTCCATTGGAATATCCATCTCGCTTGCGATCGTTGCCCAGGTGTGTCTGCTCCAGTAGCTTGTTATATCCTTCTCGACAGGGTGTATTGTGACATAATAGCTGTGTCGCTCCTTTTCTCCTATTGTACGAAGGTGTCTTGTCATGTTGTTGGCGAAGGTGTTTGTAAGAGTCGTTCCAGCCTCCTCCAGGAAACTGAGAAGATAGTCCTTTTTCCTGCTCTTATGCCGGCTTATTATCTCCATTGCCTCAGGCTCAACCTTGATGTCGTACAACTTTCCTGTCTTGTTGCGCTTGTAGCTTATACGTCCATTCTTTAAAGCCGTCTTTGGAAGGAAAAGCAGGTCGCTTATGTTGATACCGATGAGGTAGAAACATAGCATGAAGCAATCTCTGTACATGGCCTTCTTCCCGGCCAGCCTGAAATCCCTTATCGCACGCAGCTGTTCAAGGGTCAGGCAGCGCTTTTTGGTCTGCTCCTTTCTCAGCGTGATACCACGGAACGGATACTTGTCCGTCAGTTCGTCGTCTATTGCCTTGTTGAAGGCGAACTTCATAATCTGAATGTCGGTAGATATTCCATTCACAGACCTTCCCTTACTCTTCTCGTGGTCGATATAAGAAAGTACCCACTTCTTGTCAATAGTGTTAAAGTTACAGTTCTTGTCGTAAGCCTCAATCGTTCTCGCCACTCGCTCGTAGTTTCTTCTCGTGTTGTATTTACACTTCGTTTCTGCAACTTTAAGTATATACCCAACAAACGAACCTTGATCCGTCTTCTTTGCGCCCTTGACGATTTCCGTTACATGACATTTTAGCTCATCTGCCGTCTCGTCCTTGTGGTTTAAAATGTAATCCTCCACGTCCGCATAGAGATTCGCAAGCCTTGCGGTCTTCGCCTTTGCGTTTCGGTCCGACTTTGGGAATATCAACCCGGAAAACTTTTCAGTTGTCTGCAAACCTGTGTAGACATAGAATCTCTTGTACTTAAAGGTTATAGAAAAGAACACCTTTAGATCCCTTTTGTTTACATAAATCTTCATTGCATGATTTCCTTTCGTTATCTAACGCTTCAGTCCAATCAGCCTGTTTGATTTTTGTTTGCAT